GCCGGAGCCGTAGCCGGAGCCGTCGCCGGAGCCGTCGCCGGAGCCGGAGCCGGAGCCGGAGCCGGAAAGAAACTGTTTAATCTTTACTGCTTCCATACAGGAACCGAATTAATGATTTCCAATGCTTTTTCAGACACTGGGTGAGCTTCAACCACATTGTGAATAGTGGATGTATCGTTGTCCCCCAATTGAACGGAAAACTTACAATCCCGAGGCTTAGTAACTCCTTCTCTGGCAATCATGGAGACATCCAGCGCCCCATTCCAATAATAGAGCCTACGGGCATTTGTAACCGTATAAGTATCTCCAACAGAAGATGCAATACGACACAAGAAAACTCCGGCTTTTTCAGCCCTTACAATGTGAAATTGTTCTTTTTTCATTCTTCCTTTTTTTATTTTGTTTTTTATTTGTATGGGGGGGGGGCTTAATACCCTCCCATTCCGTGATGCGCTTGACACCCTGTTCTTCCACCTCTCTGAGAGGTACATCCTCCCAACCAGCATAAGAAAGAAATGATGGCAATCGTGGTGATAACGTTGGTGAATGTTCTTTTCAGTTTCATATTTGTTGTTTATTTTTTATTCAGTAAAGGACAACCCAAAGGAGATTACCATAGCTACAAGAATAGCGGCAATCCAAATAATTTTCTTTAGTGACATTGTAGATGTTTTTAATTTACTCTTTTTTTCATGTCTTTTTTCCACTTCGGAACGTTGGACATATTGATAACATTTTCATGGAATTCCTGGTCATCTTCCGGGTCTGTTACTTTAGAACTCTTAGCCAGAAATATAAGCCCTACAGATATAACAACAAGACCGGATAGAATGAAAAGTATTGTATGCATGTCTTATGTGTTTTTAGCAACGTTGAATAGGGCAAGATGAAAAACGGGCTACTTTTTAAATTCATCCGCGGTAACAGCTATACAAACCCCCGTCAACATCAATGACGAAATGGCTCCAATTGCTCTTCCCGATTCGTTCCACCCCCTAATATCAAATGATAACATTATAAAACTACCAATTAGATACATTAATAAAGGTGGGAAAATAACACAAAGTAAGTAACAAAGTATTTTCATTTCTTTAATTTTCTAATGTACTCTTTAGATCCATCGCTCATTACCCATAAAGCTCCCGTTTCAAGAACTTGTTTTATGTTTCCTCCCTTATCGGCAACAAACTTTCTTATCTTCCTCATTATGTCGCTATCTATGTGACCGGGTGTTGTTTTTCTTGTTTCCATGAAGTAAAGATATTATCATGTTATCACATTTCCTAATTTTATTTTTAAATAATTTATTTTACTTTCGTTTCAGGAAGGTATCACATTAATAATGAACATAAAGGGAGGTAATCATGAAATAGTTCATCAAAGAGGTCGGCAAGCCCATTAATTTGCCAACAATAATTTTGATAGTCAAACATTTACTAAACCGTTTGATGGAATATAATCCCCAGCTTCTCTCTAAGTTGGGGATTATATTTTTAATGAAAAAACCCCGGCGCATATTTCTACGCTTCCGGGGCCTATAAAACAACTAAACCTATCTTCAATTACTTTTTTAGAGCCAAAGCATAAGGTATGCGTGGCTCATTATATGTATCCATGGCAGCATATCCTTTTTCTTTCAGTTCCTTCCACTGATCAGGATGAATGGTCTGGCATCCGGCACTGGAAGTTGTATTATACCCTCCCCGGTGAATGTCTATCCAAAATCTGTTTTTAGCGTTATCTGTGTGAGAATCGGGGTCCCCTTCCCTTTTTACAGTCACATCCGAATCTTGGCGAAATGCCCAGTATGTAAGGCTAGAAACGTCCCTGCCGGTCCGAATGGCTTCATTTAGCGCGGCCTGATCATTCCCTTTATTAAGGTCAAGATGGTGCAACCCGTGTAATCCCTTCTTATAGTAATAAGTACCGGGAACTAGTGTAGCAACACCTTTAAGAAGTCGAGACGGATCTGTATTGGCATTATATCCAGTAATTCCATCGGGAGTGATCAAAAAAATGGCATCATCATATATACCTATTTTATTTTCTCCTTGCCATCCTCTTAGACCCAATAGCCAAACTTTTTCTTCGATGGTTGAAGGGCGGCATGCATTTGCCAATTCAACCGACAATACAGGTTTTGTCATCCTAAAATGATTTGAATTACTAAAAATATAATACTGAGACAAAAAGAAATAATGTTTACCTCTTCGGTGGATTTCATTCCCAACTTAACTAGGAGCCGATCAAAAATGGACGAACTTGTCGTGCTCAGTTGGAAAGTAGAATTACCTGCAAAAAGATTGTACGATACTGGAAATACGCTGGCGTGAAGCAGGATTAAACTACTAATTTCCCACCAGTTTCTCGATATATAAAAAGGTACGCCGCAGATAAGAACATATCCCAACCCATACCAGAAGTGCTCTATTTGTTTGGGATTTTTATTGGCTATTCTACGACGTCTGGTAGCATCGTTTGCTTCTGCGATAAAGATATTTATAGCCACGAATATAAACCAGACTATAATCACAAATAATGGTTTCATTGGAAACATTTAATAGCCGAGCCAGTGATTTTTTGCCGCCATGGTTACGCTAGTCGAAACAGCCACGCTGCAAGGGCGAATAAAGACGCAACAGAACAAAGCAGCTACCATTGCGAATATCAAGGCCAATTTCACATATGGATTTATCTCTGCCTTCTTAGCGTATACGAACATCCCAATAGCTGTTCCAACAACAAGAACCAAAGTTATGGCTATCCATAACCAATACGAACCTGTGCTTGCACAATGGGCGAACGCTTGACCCAGAGTGATTGATTTAGTTGTGTCCATAGTTATTTTTTTACAAGTTTACCAGTAGCGTCTATAACCGCTTGACCTGTTGAGATTATTTTGTTCACTACTTTTAAGTTAGGGTTATTTCGGCTTACCAGAAAGCCAGAAACAAACGCCACCACTCCGAGACCCAAACACCACCAGAACGTTGTCATATATTTAGTTTTTGTTTAAAAAATTGATTTTATTCTAGCCAAAGTCTCTGGCCTATATCCCTTAAAAACGCCCTTAATCAATATAAAGATAGTCAATAAAAAGTCATAGAAAAAGAGGTGGCTGGTCTTAAAATCCCAAAAAAGCATTATGAACCCTACTATTAAATACCCCAGAACAATTACTAATACCAAGAATAAATATACACTAAATTGTTTGGCAGCTTTGACGGCTATTACAGCTAATCCAATATCAAACAAATCGTTAGCGATAAACTTAAGCATGTCATTTCGTTGGGTAGAATAATGATAGTATGGGTCTGCAAACCAATATACTTGTGTTCTACTCCATTCAGGAAAAAAATCGGTCAGTATTGACGGGATCTCCCCCATAATCAATACTGACCCTAAAATAATTAAAGAGTGCCTAATGACCCGAACCCGGAGTGCCGCCAGGAGGGGGCTTATCTGGATTCGAATCTTCTGTATTTGACGATTCTTCCGAAGGCGTATCCTCTGGTAAAGGATTTTTAGGCGGTTCTGAATGGGGCTTAGCCTCCTTATCAGGATGTTCATGATGACGTTTTTTTTCGTCCTTTTCGTGGTTCATTTTTATATTTGTTTGAAGTTAAGCGGCGCGGTCTTTTCTCTTGGATTCGGGGCTTTTTTTTTGATTCTCCTTGTGAATTTCTATCAGATACGCTCCATAAGCCGTGGCGACACTTGTGCAGAACGCTAGCATAACCGTTCCTATGCCTTTGGCAATCCACCATAGAGGTCCTACCAAATTAGCCATGATCCCACTAAAGAGAAGAGACTTAGCGCCAATAAAACCCATACAATATCCGCTAAAAGTTTCTTTAATTCTTTTCGTGTGGTTTTCTTTGATAAATCGGGCAAATCGCGTCCAATATCGTTCCATGATTCAATAGTATGGGATTGTGGTTTAATAGGTTGATAAGTTGAATTATTTCTTTCCATGACTAGAATTTGATTAAGTTATACGTAACTCCAAAAGAAATTACAGGAGCAAATTTGTCCCCTACTACACTAACTCCAATTTGCGGGCCAATCCCCCATCTTTTGCCAGCCTGCTTTAATGCTTTTTTGTAACTCCCCGACACTACCCCATACTGACGTGATATTTCAAATAAAGAATTATTGGCATCCGTAAAGGCTGAATTCAGACGCCATATGATTGTATCCTTGTTTCTTGAAATAAGATCGTTTACTTTGATTAGTGAGTCATTGGAACGGATGTATTGAGTTACAAGTCCCTTGGCAATCGGGTAGGCCGTTTTTAAGGAGTCGCAGGCTACCAAAGCGGCTCCCTGGTTGTTCCCGGCCTCTGCTTGGTTAATGTTATCGATAAGGGCCTGAATGTCTCTATCCTTTCCTTTGAGGCTTCCCTTGGTTACTCCCAATAAGTATAGTAAGGAATCTCGCTGCCCTTTCAGAACGATGTTTTCCCGATTAACTGAATCTGCAAAATGATGAACCAAAACAGTATCGGAAATTGCTTTTTTGACTATGCTATCTACGGCGCTGTCCGATTTTGTAGGAGACACTAAGACTGACTTATGGCAAGACCGCCAGAAGAGTACTGCCAACGCAAGGCATACAATACATAATCCAAAAATGATTTTATTTTGCACTGGGATCTAATAATTTCGTTTTTTGTTTTATGATGAACGCTAATCCGTCCCACCCAGAACCAATAACGAATCCATGCCATGAGCTAAGCTCAAATCCGAACAAGTCATGAACAAACCGAAGGGATATGACCACCATTAGCAATGTGGCCACGATTCGCTTGAAATTATCTGACAGTAGATACGACCATGAAAAATGCATGGGGCTGTTTTCGGATAATACTTGCCGGGTCGTGGTTCCCAAAAGAAGGGTAATAAAAATACCAATAAGGGCAAAAACGAATGCCGCCGCAAGAATATTTGGGTCGTTGTCTTTACCTAAAATTTCAGTCCAAAATGGAGACATGATTATAGATTTTAGCTATATGAAGATAATATATTTTTCAATGCAATATCCACTTTACCCCCGGCGTATAATTAATAAAACTTCCAGGAACCAGGAAAAGAGATCCGAAGGCTGGCACGACCGTACTAATATAGTAGCTTTTATTCAAGGCATCATAGTAATTTTTGGTCAGCGACAGAGGTATAGGAGACTGAGTATTATTGTATTGGAATAGGGTTGGGGACGGAAGAAGGGTGCCATGACTATCCGATGTAGAGTCGTGCCATTGGCTATAAGTCTGACTTAATCCAGAGTAAAAACAGGTAGCCGAAGAGGGGGTCAATCCATAATAATTGCTGTCCAGCGTCCCGAAAGAGTTATTAAACCGGAGACCATTAAAGGCATCAAAATGAATGACATCTTGGGTTGTTTTACTTATCCCAAATACATTTTTTTTAACGGTCATCCTTACTATTGGCTGCGTAGGCTGATCTCCTTGGAAAAGGAGTTGATACTTGCAATTATAGACTGTGTTGCCCAGAATGTAGCTGTTTCTTGAATCATGGAAATATATTCCGGCATTGGAGCAATTATAGACAGTGTTGCTATCTACATATACATTGGCGTTATTTTGATCGACATAAATGCCATTCGAGAACCCTATAGCCGTATTAGTCCCGGCAGGAGCACCAACGCCATCTCCAACGACATTCTGATATATTCTTTTTACTACCGTAGTATCCGTATACCCCAGACAATAAATTGGGCCTCCATCATCGACAACTAAATTGGAAGAATCAGCAGCATTATTATTACAGCTTTTGGCATCGTAAATATTTATTCCGTTTCCCCCAGTATTATGAATGCGACTATATTCAATTATATTGAAGGAGTCGTTTAAAAAAGCTCCCATCCAGTTGTGCCCTTGAAGAAGAAATGCCTGACCCGGAATAAGCGCAATATTTGAAATAGTATCCGTTCCATAGTACCCGGACTTCCCGCTGGCATCGTCTCCCACTCCCACACTATTACAGTATTGAATAATGGAATTTATAAGCTGACAGGAATCTCCCTGTTGAGACCAATAACCTATTCCTCCTGAATATCGGATTGTATTGTTTTTTACAACCACATTGGTATCCTTTCCGATATAATACCCATAAACTCCGGCTCCTTCTAAGTCAAGATTGCTAAAGGTTATATTCCGTAAATTATTTACGACTGTAATCAAGGTATCAACTGTCGTCGTTTGTACTGTATAAGAAGCTGGATTGGCGGCTCCAAAATACATTTTCATGTTACCTGTGCTGGGGCTGTACCACCATTCCCCTAATGTATCCAGTGCAAGAGAGTCTTTTATGATGAAGTATCCGTAATTATTATTTCCCGTTTGTGATGTTGCGGCGGTATATGTAATTACAGTTGTAGAATGATTAGTAATTAAGTTTGTCGAAAGAGTAAACCGGTTATTTCGAATGGCCACATACCCTCCTGTCCAGTTTGGCGTATTGGTTAATGTAGGATCTGTTATTGAAGTTGTTCCCGAAAAACTTGTATAGGTTCTATATCCGGTGTTAGGCCAACGGGCTAATGGCTGCTGGACACCATTCATTAAAAGTAAGTTTGTATTTACACTACACCCAGCGCAAGCCGTTTGATAAATACCTCCTCCCAACAAAGTCCAACCAGACAGGGCGATAAAGCCGGTTATAATTGGCTGTCCAGTCCCATAGCTCCCTATCCATAGATTCGATTTACTTACTATAAATGAGTTGAAAGAATCGCCGCCATTAAGAAGAAGCGTATCCCCAGAAGAGGCAACGGATATTAACTTATTTACTTGCCTGCATGGCAATGATATGCTACATGCATTTCCGTCTGATCCAGCAGCAGACGCATAATATTTGTTTGCCGCACTTGCCTGACAGGCAATAAACACCAATATCGTATACCAATATTTCAATGTGGTATTATTCTAACCCCATATGGTATTGGAATCACATTAGGAGGCAATACAGTGAAACTAACCGATACGCTGTCCGTCAAAAACCCATTGTCAGTAACTTTCGTCTTAAATGAGTAAGACCCAGGAGAAACATTTTGTATGGTATCTTTTACTCCTGTTCTTATTTTCAATTGCAATGCTGTTCCCGTTAATTGAGTATGCAAATAAGACATAATAAAAACGTCGTCTGTGCTTCCGGAGGCATCCAATATAACAGATGTTCCTACCTGCCTAACGGTTAAAGCAGCCGTTGGCTTTACATTTACCGGAGGAGTATATGTATTGCATGGGGCCCCTGATGGATTCAATAGACAATAAGGGCTGGTACTCTGAACATATGCGGTAATTGAGGAGGGGAACTGTTGTGTGACCCAAGGAATAGACCATGAATCTGGATATGCTGCTCCGATGCCTCCATTTACCGGATTAGCCCCAATGATTGAATTTACGAGAGGTCCAAATTTATTTCTTCCCCACGTATAGAACCTTCCAGTTGAATCTGTCGCATGAGCAAACCAGCTATTCGATGCACACGTATTAACCATCATCCAATCCCTTTTTCCTGGCACCGGTTCTACGGGAGATATCTGCATATGCTCATGGAATCCATTATCGTAATTATATGGAGCAGGAGACCCTGAGCTTGGCCCCGGACAGCATTTATATGCCCCCCAATCTAACATATCCCCATTGCCGATCGTTCCGCAACTATTATCTCCATGAGCCCACATTGCACCGCTGGTCAAAATCCAGTAGGTTGTGGACGCATTCATGGAAACAGCCTTGGCTGGTGCTGGCAACCCTAACGCACTGGTGACATCCTGAAAACTTCTGGTCATCGCAGTAGGATATATCCCAATGTAATCATTTAGGTTTTGAGAGCCCGTCATCGCTTGCGTTCCATCGCTTAGCAATACAGCATGGACCAATCCGTTACTCGCAATATCAAGGGCCGTCTTGCCTCCGGGTAAAGAAACTTTTGTTGGAGTTGTTGCCGCAGTTGTAGTTCCCTGTCCGTTTATATATCCATCCCTATCAGCCCCCCATGTGTATACACTCCCGGCAGCAGTCTTGGCCAGCATCCCATATCCTCCTTGTATCTTTGTTACAAACGTATCCGTTCCACTTCCAACGTTTATTCTAACCCATCTAGTGTTTACGGCTGTCCCCGCTGTCCCATCTCCGATAACATATGATTCAAGCTCTCCAGCCCCATATAACTTACCGCTGTTTGTTACGGCAAATACATTCCAAAAAGCTCCTTTATTTGCATTCCCGCTTAGGAAAACCTGTATTACAGGATCAAGGGTATTACTTAAATTGTCTGTCATGCATATGACAAAACTACTTTGGTCAGTTTGCGTCCCATTTGGAATTACTCCGTTTGGATTCTGCCCTTTACAATAAACATTCCCTAAATTATCTATCAGACATGCGCTATGTGGCCCACCGGCAATTGCAGATACATTTGTCGGGCTGGGAACTATAGTGGGTACGGCATTATCCACGGTATAGGCCCTATGAGTAGAAGTATTTAAAAGTAGATTCACATATTCTCCGGGAGAACCAATCCATTGTCCGAAGACGATAGAAGGAAATAAAAAAAATATAGATAAAATTATCTTCATTTAATACCCTTCTACTTTTACGTTCAGTAAAAATCCAGAAGTAGACGAAGCTAATTGCAATGGAGACCCAGACAAAACAGTAATTCCTAAAATAGTTGTGGTGGCGCTATTTTGTTCCATTATGTTTACCACAATAGCTGTCGTCGAAACAGACTTTATCACTACTATTGGCATTGATCCGATAGAAGAGGTATTATTTTGGGCCGTTACCGTAGCTGACTTGATTGCAGAAAATCCGGCCGAAGATATGTCAATACTAAATCCAGATCCAGTTGTTGGCGTTGTCGTGTCGGCCCATATCCTTACTTGATTTGCTGTCAGTTGGCCATTATGGTCAAAAAAAACAGGATAACTATTGAACCTTTCGAATCCAATAAAGGAAAGAATCCCCAATATCCCAACAATAAATCCAGTGACTATTGTTTTCATTTCTATTATTTAGTACCAGCTTGTTGTCCCGCTATCATAAGTTAACACAACCATCCCACCAGCCGTCGGTGCTGTTATTCCATCCACTACGGTTCCATTGGCATAAGTTACCGTACTGATTGTCTGCGTATACTTTATATAAACCACATCATTGTTTGACGGAGAAGAAGGCAAATTTACAGTTAATGCAACCAGGGCCCCAGCCGGATTTATAATATTATAATTATTGTTGATTAAACTTACCGTTCCTCCAGTCGTAGGGGTAAATATTGAATGTACATAATTGTGCACTCCGTTCAACAAATCCCTTTTAATTCCTCCAGCATCCCCAAAATAAAAATTGGTTCCGTTCCACCACATTTGACCAGATGCGGGAGAAGTTAAGTCAACTCCAGACTCAAATCTAACCGCTGTTTGAGTAGCAGTTGAAGGTCCAATGCCTAACAATGTGTTTCCGGTTATAGTTGCATTTCCTACAAATACACAACCATCAAAAAGAGCAGTAACATTAGCAGGCCCTAATCCAAAGTGATTTATTCCTGCGTTTACATTTAATGCATACACCCTCCCAGTTGCAGAAGAATTTGTGCTTAGCGTTGGGGCATTGTCAATATATAAAGTGGATGGAGTTGTATAAGTAACCGAAGTATTCGTACTAGTAATCGTGGGGGCCAAGAAAGCGTATGCAGAAAAATTGGTAACGTTCCCGCTACCTGCTGTTATAGCATTATTTATGGTCGAGGCCACACCTAATATTTGAGACCCTTGCGCACTGTTATACTTTCCACCTGTAATAGATAGACCTCCTAAGTTGCTTCCCGAAGTCCCCAACGATACAGGGAATCCGGCTCCAGAAATGGTAGTGGGCTGATTTAAAGTTCCTCCCCAATATGCACTATCCCCTCCTGCTGCTGTCAATCCGTTTGCGAAGAATAAATTGAAAGCCCCAGATCTTCTATGTAATTGCCCAGTGGTAGGATCAACAGTAAGAACTGAGTCATTGGCTCCTGAACTTGTTAATCCAGTGAAGAGGGGTGTAGCAATAGTTGGAGATGTCCCAAATACCAATGATCCGGTCCCTGTTTCGTCTGAAATGACTCCAAGTAATTGAGCAGATGTGGTAGAAGCGAATTGGCTTAAAGGGCTTAATTTATCTGCTACAGTGATATTTGCATCTGGGAAGGTTGCCGTCCTTGTGGTTGCTGTGGAAATGGATGCAGCGCTTAAGATTAGCAATTTTGTGTTGTCTGCATTATTCTTTACCAATGCGGTGTTGTCTGCAAATGGATTACCTCCACTTGCGGATTGTGGCCATATTTTGTTCCTTGTACCATTATTCCCTGTAAAATAAAGGCTATCAACTAATACCTCTAATGCGCCTGCCTGTGGGGTTGATGTTAGCACCGACCCATTAACAGTAAATCTAAGAGGGGGTCTAGCGGCAAGACCAGGGCTTATAGACAAGAACGCATTTACTCCATTGCCTACAGCCACATTGCCTATCGCTGCTCTTCCTGCGGAATCTACAGAGAATGTCTGGACTCCATTGGCAAAATACCGAATAGCATAATTTGAGCAAAAAATAGCCGCCTCTCCTATTGTTTGATCTGCGTTGTCTCTACCTGAAAACAAAATTCCACCACTTGTTCCCTGAATACCCAGCACTCCATTAACATTAAATATGGTGTTGGCTACTGGGGCCAATGGAGAGGCAGAGGCTCCGGATACAATTCCATTGTCCTGCAATAATCCAGTTGTAAAACTACCATTGCTTGTCCAGTGGTTTACATAATTTGTGTTTTTGTCAATGGGGAATAAGAATAAACTGTCTCCGTTGAATTTAATATTACCATCAGTGATTCTATAGGCCGATTTCCTATTTGTAGCAATTACTTTACCAAATCCACTGGCATTAATTGCTCGGACTATGGCATCATTACCGGCCTGATTTGGATGTACGGCATCTCCTTGGTAAGCGGCTCTTAAAATATTATTTCCTGCTGTAGAAAGCGTGTCCCATGTGTCTATATATGTTGTAGGGTATGTTGCTAGTATTGCATTCTTCAGCGCTGTTAATCCAACTCCAGTAGACGTAGAGTCTTCTGGGAATACCATGTGATATACGTTGGCACCATAGGCGCGGAGCATATTAACTATTCTGTTATAGTTAATCATTGTTGCTGTCACTGTAGCTCCTCCCCGAATATCATTCGATCCAAGACTCATAAAAATATTGGCTCCGTTCAATTGGGACAATTCGTCCATTTGCAGAAGGACATCAGTAGTTTTATTGGAACCTCCAGCCCAAATTACAGCAGACGGGAAAGACTGTCCCATTTGCCACCCGAATCTACCATTGAAAAAATTAGCCTTAAATCCTTGGGTCTTTGAGTCCCCAATGAAAATCATATTTGCATTCCTAATGGTTTCAGAGGTAATAGTATAGGATTGGATTTGGTATGTGGCTGGCCCAAATGGTGTAAAAGAAAAACTACAATCCGTAAAAAGAGGACTAACAGCACTTGGGATGGTATTTGTCCATACTAATGGAGTAGACGTAATACCAGTAGTTATATTAGTCAAAAAAGCCGTTACAACGGAGTCGGCATACACAACCTTTAATTGCATGACATCATTCAAGTGTACAGTATTTGAACTGGACCCACTCTGATAAGTAACGCTACCGTCTGAACGAACGATGGTAAGAAAGCCAGAAGATCCGCTATTTGTCGTATTGACATATGCCGTGAAATCTCCAATGGCTCCATTGTTTTGTTTAATGCCTATTCCAAATCCTACCGTTCCAGCGGCAGGAGTGGTCAGCATTTTAAAAACGACAGTCTCCGTAAATCTGGGTAGCTGGGTCGGTCTTTGCTGTAACACTCTAGCATAGTTGTTAAACGTTACTGCGGATGGACCTGTAACATTTAAATAACCTTCTGTGCTGATTGCATATGTTAGCTGAGCTATTGGTCCGGGAATAAAATCTGTGACCGGCAATGACCATGCTGATTTACTGTATATGGTTCCCATTGGAGCCTCTGCGGGCCACGGGCTAAATACTGGAAGGTCTTTAACCACAAGATGACGCATGGTAGGCACTTGACCATTATTTACCGAATCGCTCACTAAAACGAATCCTGCGTTTTGAGTATTGAATGAACCGGTTAAAGTTCCCGCACCGGTGACGGGGGAACCAGAAACAGCAAATAAACTAGCGGGCAATGCGAGTCCTACGCTTGTAACACTACCTCCTCCTGCTGTAGAGCTTAATGTACCGCTAACCAGCGACAATCCGGAGCCCACTGTTATTCCCGAAGGATTACCAGACCCATCATATCCTATTAGAGTATTGGCTGTTCCTGTAGCCATTGCTGCAAGGGGAAGTTTCCCAAATGCTGCCGGCGCTGGTGATCCAGTAAAATTTCCAAAAGCAGAATTAGCAGCAGCATTGGAGGCAACAAAATTAAGAGTAGACCCAGTTACCGTATTGGTGAATAATGGAGAGAATCCTCCTCCTGCCGTCAATCCGCTGCCAGAAGGAAAAGTATAAGTTCTAAGGCGCAAGCTGTCTACAACGGCTTTTGATGCAGAATCCATTAACCCTGCCAAAGCGTGGGTAGCTACAAGAAATGTCTGGGTATTACCCCCACTAATAGACAGTGTGTTATTGAGAGCAAGCTGAGTATACGTTAATGTCTGAGACCCTCCCCCTGTTGCATTTAAAACTGAGCCGCTAAAAGACAATCCAGTCCCCAACGTTATTTCTCCAAAATTTCCGGCAGCATTTGTCCCCAATAAAGCAGCTTGAGAAGAGGCTTGAAATTTTGCATAGGTAACAGCGTTATTATTTATTTTTCCTGTAGTTACCGCGTTTGCTTGAATTGTAGAGGCTACCGATCCGGGGCCAGTGGCGACAACATCTCCAGTAATCCCAGTTATATAATTTCCAGTTGGTTGCTTGCCAGCCAAATCTGTTGTTAAATTCGTTACCTGAGATTCAGTTATCTGAATTGATGTATTCGTTACGCCGGTCACAAGACCCTTTCCATTGACGACAAAAACAGGAACCGATGATGCACTTCCAAAAGTTCCTACATTACTATTGACGGTCGTTAAAGTAAATGCCTGGCTTCCCGATCCTGGCCCAGCGGTTCCATCCCCTGTTAATTGGGTAATTCCACTACCCCCAGTTACCGTTAATGTAAGAGCATTGGCATTCGTGGTGCTATCCAACGTACATCCTGAACAGAATAAAGTTTTTATACTGTTGGTGTTGGGAACCGCAAACCTATACCCCGATCCAATATTTGAATTGGTATTCCCCCCACCTCCCCCACCACCAGTTCCGATGATTACATATGGATCAACACCGGTTCCGCTTCCGGTTATGACTATATTGGCTCCATTAATTATTTTTCCAGTTATATTAGAAATATAGCCAGCCGGATTGGTGGAATTATATGGCGTAAAAGCCAATGCGGTTGTAACATCAGAGGAGTTCAAAGTAACAGCACCCGTCCTTGTATTGAAACTTGTAACCCCTGTTATGGCCGTTCCTGTACCCGTTTTAATCCACTGACTTCCATTATATGTTTCTGTTGAAGCGCTATCGGTATTGTATCTGAAATATCCTACTCCGGCAGACGATGGGCGTTGCGATGTGCTTCCCGTAGGCAATCCGAAAGCTGCCGTCCCGGTCATTCCTAAAACATTCGCTCCTGTTACCCAGAAGTTATTTTGATTAAGGGTAGATCCCTGAGTAAAAACCTGTTGCTGCGTAGGAGTATTCCCGGTAAACGTATAATTTGGATAGCTTCCAGAATGAACAAAGAGACCAGCATCAGTAATATTTATTTGCTCTGGTATAGTCGGGAAGGTAACTTTTGATCCATCTCCTGCTATGTACTGAGACGATGTTCCATTGGGATTTATTGGAGTATAAGTAAGCGCTGTAATCACGTCACCAGACGTAAGCGTTACGGCTCCGGTTCTTGTATTGAAAGAAGATACTCCCCCTGTTGGATCTCCAAAACTCAACATCATTCTCCATCTATGCCCCCCAGCAGGAATAGTGTCTCTATACCAGACGTGCCCACTGCTGTCTTCGTATATAACGGCTCCCAAAGTATCCAACCCTCCGTTTAACGTTAATCCATGCGTATGTGGATAATAAAATGTCAGCAACGCTCTAAGTCTGGAATCCTGAACCGTAGTTGTAGCAGATGACCTTGGAGGCAAAAAGGTAGGGCTGGATTGCGAAAAAGCAACCTGAAAACCGATCAGAAGACCTACTATGAATAATATTTTTTTCATGCTTACGAAGTTGCTCCTTTGAATAATAAAAATACATTTGAATTTGATCCGTCAAATCCCGGAACAAAAACTTTAAACCCATTTGTTACATATCCGTACTCGACTGGACTTATATTTCTTAGCAAGAATCTGTTGGTCTCGTTCCAAAACAGCAAGAAATGAGGACTCGGAAGCACCAGATTATAGCTACTTCCATTTACCCATGTTGTAGCATCGGTATAATTTGCGTCTCCTGCTGGTATCTGGAGAACATTATCTCCCCAAAACGCGCTTGTTCCATCGGTGAACAGACCTTTTCCTGCATTACCAGTCATCGGAGGCAATCCGCCAGATGCAGACCCGGAAACGTTGTTTATTCTATACCATGTCCCATTCGTCGCCTTAGCAATATGTACCGAATCCCTAGCCGCAATGGATGTCTGCGTTGTCCCATATGCATCCACAAAGGAATATCCCGATGTCGCATTTATGGCAACACCAGTGGCGTTTACGATATAATACTCTTGTTGAACATTGTCGGTCCAATTAAACGAAGTCGGAGCAACTGAAAATATAGTTACAGGCTTAGACAAAGGAACGACGCCGCTACTAGAAGATATTCCGGCCAACCCGTTATTCATTGTGTACGACTGAATAAACTTTCCGAACCCATTCAATATATTATTCCCTTCGTCTCCGGTGATGGAATTAACCCCATTGGTAACGAAGTACGTATTAGTATAGTTTAACAATTGCTGCAATGTGGTAAAATCTTGACTAGGCATTAGCTTGCTGCTTTTTGTTGTGCTGAAAATTGGCTAAGAAACTGATCCTTTGTAAAAGTTCCATAAGCCTGTCCCAAACGATTCAAAAACTCTTCTCTTATATTAAAAGGCCATTCTAATGGTTGGCTATTTTTCTGATCATAGATTATCATATCCCCAGCCCCAGTTTGTTCATTACCCGGACTCTTATCATACACAAACGTTGCCTCTTTTGGTGGCCTGTAATAATCCAATACTATAACGCTAACCTCCCTTGGAGCAACCTGAAATCCATCGTCTATCTGCCTCATCTTTGGCTTTTTAAGAGAAGGTTTTTTAGTCAAGTGAGAATTACAAGCTCCCCATTTCTGATTATCGACAAGATCAACATCTGTTTGCTCAATTGTATTGTAATAATCTTCGGCCAATTGTTCCGAGCTGGTAAAATCACCATTAGAACACCTGCCTCCGTCTACCTCTTTGCAAGGAACACAATGTTTTCCCGAAACAATGATCCTAGCTGCCGAAAACCTTCCATATGGCTTCTCTTCATCTTTTGGGATTGGAAAAGTTCCATACGGTCCCTTATTGGATACTATGATATTCTTAGAAACAAGAAATGGCAAAAGATTATCTTTTGCTTCCTGAGATTTCTCTGCTTCTTCCGTCCACTTTACCCACAACTCCTTACTTATATCATTGCATTTTTGCAAAAAATCGGTGTTAGGTCGAAACCATCCGCCTAAGTACAAATTGTATGTACTGCAAAAGCTCTGATATAAGTCGTATACGTCAATCATAATTAACAAGAACCAGTTGAACAAGATATTTGAATAATGTCTGTTGACAAATAGGTATCGCTTGCAAAAACAAAGGAGGAACTTCCGCTTCCTGTAGGGAAGTTGTTGCATCCCGTCTGTATCCCGTTTTTCTTCAATACCATACTGAAGGCTGGGGTAGAGGGAACGTTTCCATTCCATCCAACCGTTATGCTACCCGTAAACGCCCCATGAGATCCGGTCTGTGTATTCTGCCCGCTGGATGGGGAATATATGAACCCAGATATTCCAACCACGGCGCTCAGGTTCATAAACGTAAGACTGTTCTGTATAATGACCGTTGGACTACAAGACTGTCCGGAATCAGACCCCAACACTCCGGTCGTATTATCAAGGTTGTATATTATACCATTGTATAAGGCGAACAAGTATCCAGTAACAGGCGTCGTAAGAGTGTTATCTAAGAACAACTGAACGCCAGGGATAGCTGCCCCATTCGAATAAAGAGTGGTTGCAGCCGCTCCGCAGGCAGCGCTAATCGTATTTCCAAGGAAGAAGCTCCCTGAAATAGTTTGAGAATTACTCAGCGTCACAGTGGAAGAGTTGGGACTATAAAAACCACTTCCTTCGTCACAAACCGACTGACCAAAAACAGAATACGTTCCGAACAGTCCGGAAGGGATACCAACAGAAATAGGATTCCCGTCATTTACATAGTTGGCTACAGAGCTACCTCCATTTGGATAGTCTATAGTGATCCTTACTTTTGGTGCCGTTGATGGGGCAACATAGTTGACGACAATTACATTATTATTCAAAGATGCTGTAATAGAAATGAGACCCGGACATCCCTGAGTTGTTTGAATCGTTGGGGTGCATACCCTTCCATCTGGGTATACGGGGACCGCCTGAATCTGATATTGCCCTGCTGGGATATTGGTCGCAATAGTTGCAGGAAAAGTATTAAAGTTTCCTGCATTTGTAAACACAGGAGATTGTCCCGGAGCCAAATTGTCTATCCTAGCGTAAGATATGCTGTTTGTGCTTACTCCCGCTGGCACCCCTAAGTTAACGGACAAATTTATCGACATAATATATTAGGTTTGAACCATTTGCAAAAACGTTTCGACCGGACTAGTACAATTCGCTGATCCCCGAATGTAATACAACTGCCCGGCTGTTAATCCAGTTACAGGAAGCGGAGACAACAGCGTTCCATCCGTGTTCACAAGAGCCGAATTGCTTATCAGCGTATACGAGGTCGCGCTGAATAATTTAAATTCGAAAGTCCACGTTATTACCCCCGAAGGAATATTAGAATAGTCAACTTTTTCTATCGTAAATCCTGTAGCCATTTTTACGCAACCTTTCTTTTTTGATTATGAGTAAAATTTTGTTTTGTGAAAGCCCGCTCTGTGTCCCAGCCCCTATCTATTCTAGCTCTCAAACAACAGTATTTTATTCCCAATACTTCAGACCATTCGGTTAAACACAAAGAAACGCCGTTGTATTCTATTATTTTATTGTCTACCTTATTTCTTAAATTCTCTTGATGAGTTATTATAGAACAATGATCTGGTGAGTATATTTTTGGACCTGTTTTGGGGGCCTTAATATCTTTATCCACCTTCAATCCCTTCTTCCATCCATTATCCAATGCCCATTTTTTAAACGACCCGAAATCTTCTTTCCATTCATTACACATAGTAACCCCCTTCCCTCCATAGTTTTTATAGTTTTGGTGATTTTTACTATAACACCTCTGGCATATTCCCTCCCAAACAGTGTATAGCGGGTGAGCGCATCCGCCATGCTTAAAATTAAGCTCTGAATTATAGCAACCACAAGAAGATGTCTTCCCAGAGGTAATGTTGTTAAAATGATACTCCTTCACTTTGCCGCATTCGCACTCTGCTTCCACAATTCGGTTAGGAAGAATTTTAGATATTGTCAGCCTGCCAAACTTATCGCCAATATTATGTTTCCTTCTATTCATATTACTAATTAAGTTGATACGAAATACCGACGATACTAGGACAGCTAGTGTCGAATATTGTCACGAAAGTGTCAAAAAAGCTGTATCCGTCGCATGTCATACCGGCCCCACAAGACGATACAAATGCACAGAAAGCGGCCTTGGTAGTAGCATTTGTAATTCCAGAGGTAAGCATGTAATTAAACACATCTAAAAAGTTTCCTCGACTGCATTCTCCTCCCCTCGTTATGTATAAGAAATCGGTCGCTGTTATGGGTGTCTGAGAAACAGGAAATGCGTTCTTCAAACTATCGCAGCTTACGGATAGATTATTCCCTATATTCTGCACTGTTTGCCCCTGAAGGCTTACTAATTCGGCAAGGAATGCGGCCAATGTACTTCCTTTACCAAAAACTACTTGCTGAGGTTGACCATTATTCCCTATAAAAGAAATGGTATAATCCTGAGAGGTTATTATCTGCCCATCGGTAAGTCCGCATAAATAGTTTATGATGAATTGGATTACCTGATTTGCCGGTATTGGCGTGTATCCTGACGCATTTGAAGACTGGGTAGCAATAAAATTAGTAGATGATATCCCATACACCATAGAGGACAGGATATTCGAGTTGTCGGAACTGGCTATCTGTACGGTCTGTCCCGATGGGTTAGTGACCACAAAAGTTCCAAGACCAAGGCCATTCAAATAAGATTGAAGCGCCGGAAGATTGGTCAGATTGAACGAGAAACTAAGGCTCTGAACGGACGCTCCTACTGTTAGCTGACTAAGTATTGCAAATGTTGTCGATATCGGTATATTAGAAAGGGTGAACGTGTAATTAAATGTTGACGAAGATTGATACACGCACTTACCGTCTGCCGCTATGAGTCCAGCAGATCCTCCGGTTACTATGCTGTTGAACAGGTTAACTAGTCCGGCGTCGGTCTTTATGGTATTCAATAAATCCGTACTTAGAGTAACCAGATCGACATTGAATGAATAAGTCTTTACGCACCCTACGGTAGCCGGAGTTATGGCAAATGCGGCAGTAGGAGACGAACCGCTTATGACAAAGTTGTAAGTCTTGTCCGATAGTAAAAGTTGAACGTTTGTTCCCGTCACCTGAACTGTTCCTGTTATATCCCCACAAACGGGTACTATCTGAAAAGAATATCCGTCGATGACGGAAGAGGTTTGTGGGATAATTCCAGTAGGCGCATTACAGCAGTCACAGGTAAATCCTCCTATGGTTTCAATCTCAGATATCAACCCCGGAACATCGATGCCTGTAAGTGGCTGCATCAATCCCATGACCACCATAGCAAATTTTGGATTGATCAACATCAACTTTCTTTCCGCATCTTGTACGTTGACACAAGAGCCACTTTCTATACTATCAACCAATTTTTCATATTCGCATACAAGAGGAGATAAATCGATGTTGCACAGAACCGGGAAAGTGATATAACTAACCCCGTTCTTTGGATTTATCGTCTGGTATCTTATCCTTACATGAATTCCGTTTCCAAAGTCGTAGTCATATACCAGTTGTGTTTGAAACTGGTAATTATCAGAACTGTAGCTTATGGGAGCCGCAGCGGATGAAAAATTGGTTATAACAAATGGGGCCGGTATATTACCCGTTTCGTCTATCGGGTATACCAGTCGAAGGACAGAGGAAACAAGTGTCCCAGGTAGCCCCTGGTAAGACGTGTTTGTCTGATCCTGAAAATAAAGTCTCGCCTGCTGGCATTGAACCTGAACGTCTGTATTGGATATCCCGTAGAAGTTTTTTGAAAGGTTTGTATTCCCTGAAGGTCGGCAAATTACAGCCAGATAATTATCGCTGTAAATATTCCCTATGCTGTCCATTATGTAAATGGTCAATGAATATGGAGCACCAGAAAACTCTATCTGATTAAACGGACGGGGCCAAGAGTCAGTCAAAGAATAGTTTGTCCAATTACCTGTAATATCCGGAGTTGTTTGCGATCCTTCGTGAATAAGAGTCTGCGTAGGGGAGGATACAACAAACCATGTGGTCAAGTTGCCAAGATTGGGTCCTTGGGATTGATTCACGAGGGTGATAGCAGGCAAAGTTCCTGAGATATCCCAAGTTGCTTGGAGTGACAATAAGCTGATATCAGGCGACCCGTTGATAATCATTTCCTATTTAATTTAAAAGGGGCCAATCCTTACGAACTGCCCCCTCTGGTATTACTAACCCTCGCAGCGGAGGAATTTTTTATGTCTTTACGCCGATGTCCCGACCGTTGCGATAACGACACACAGCGAGTCTCCTGCAAAACCACCGGTGGCGGTCAATGTTATTCCGTCGGCAGATAGTGTCCATGTGAAATTTGCGTTCGGACTACCGACATTCTTCCAACTCGTATTCAAAAAGGTCAGGAGAGTTGTTGTGTCCGGATATCCTGACCCGCTGGCTGCTGGCAACGCTACGTTGTTGTACGCTCCATATGGAAAATATGTCTCGCTACCAACCAAATCAGGAAGAGCCGTCCTAGAATAAGGCACACCTGCTGTATTCACAATATCCATCGTATCACAAGGAGCTATTGATATAACTACGCCGCCAACTGTTGTATTGGGCATTGGTATCGCCCCGGCTCCGCAACAAGTAGAACAAGAACTTACGAAATTCTGCTGTGTCCCATATATCCACCAAAAATATCCAGAAAGTTTGTCCCTTACCCTAAACACATTGAAGCTATCAAAGGTGGGTGGGTTGGGAGATAAAGCTACCGGTATATACTCAATGGTCGTAAAAATACCAGCATCTTTTATCGGAACAGCCCAATAATTAGGATCATCGATAAAATCGTTCTTGCATGGTATCTCCAATATCCTTCCCTTAATCTGATCGCCCTCAATGAATAAGGTATTATTCATTTGAATGACATAGCAGGGAATTAACGCATTAGGTATCTGAAACGCCATTCAAAATAAGATTACAAAGATGGATTAATAGCAACGACCGCTCCACAGAAAATATCCGTTCCGACTCCATTGTTTTCTTCTCCCATCAGTGTCAGATTATCCGCAGATACCGTCCATGTAATCTGAGATACGGGGCTACCGACATTTGTCCAGTTAGCATTCAGAAACGTCAGCAACGTGGCCGGCGTAGTATAGCCAGCATTCGAAGCGGCAGGCAACGCAACTCCATTGAAGTATCCATACGGAAAATATCGATCATTAACAGGGCCAAGGGCCGGAAGGGCCAAAATAGCAAAGTACTTTTTATTGACATTCCATTCTCCAAGACCCTGGCAGGGAGCAACAAGAGCCGAAATAGTAGTTGGTAACGCTGCGCCGCCATTGGCTGTGATGTATTGAGCCACCGTTCCGACAATATACCAGTAATCACTAGCTTTGGTGTTCATGATCCGGCAAACAGCAAAAGCCTGTGCATTGGGCTTAATGCTTCCGATAGGATCATTTGCATTGTATGGCAGATAATGGAATGAGGTTACAATGCCGCTGTCATTTACTGGTAGCGCCCAGTAATCCCCGTCAGGAACACCGCCATCGTCCGCTGTTGGTATCTCAGTAGAGAGGCCCACGCCGGCCAAAATTTCAGCGCCGCCGCTTTTTTGGACAGTTACTCCCGTTGTTGCAATAAAGACACTGTTGTTTTTTTGTACGACAAGTGCTGGAATGTAAGCTGGCATTGAATTTCTATTTTAAATTAGTTACGATTTTAACTGTTTTTCCTGAGCAATCTCCAGTTCTAATTGCAGTTCTTCGTATGCTGCTTTCAGTTCCGGGGTATGCAGGAGGTCGGCTGCTTTTTCGATTTGTTTCTCCCGGCTCAACTTGGCGGTTCCAAAACTAAGGATGATTTTCTCCTTGTCTACGTACTGGAGAACATTATCTTTGATCTGGATGACGTTCAGTTGAAGGGCCTGAGCAATCTCAGTAATAGTGACCTGTTCGAACTTGGCCGCTTTTTCAAGGAAGGTTTTGGGATCGATCTTAGCCAGACCGTTCAGAGCGGCGATCTTACCTGGCATCGTTTCGGCAAAAATGGTAAACAATTCGCAGAGGGCGTTGATCTTTTCCTCGTTATAGGTGAACTTATTTTTGCCAACTTTTTGGTAAAATTTAGCCACCAACTTAATTGCATCAGCCATTAAGATATCGTCCTCGTTCATACCTTCTTCTTCCTCACCTAGCTTAATGACCCGATATATCTTCGTTGCAGTAGAGCTACGATCAGGGTTATCGGCATTGTAGAAAGACTCCATCAGGTAGTCATATAAGCCGATGAAAGAGCCTTCTTTGGCAACGGTAAAACTACCTTTCTTTACTTCGATCATATCCTCTTTCCCTGCTCGGGAGCGGACAATACCCAATTCCTTTTGCTTTTCGACAGATATTTCCGTCTGCTCTTTTATGTACCGGATTTGTTCGTTGTAGAACACTTCCTTACCATTTACTTTTTTAACACCCCGGCGAAACCCAAAATTCGGGATAAACTCAGCAGTGGGACAGTCGATCTCTGTCTGTTTTTGTGTCCCCCGGTTCCCGTCATCCAATATGAACCCACTACCTCTACGGTCGAATAGTTCAATGTATAGGACAGGGGCCTTTTCTTCTTTGACCTCTTCTGAGTCGAACCCGATTTCTTCTTTTTTTGCCATGTTATGCAGCCTTTACAGGGTTTAACAAAATGAACAGATCCGGACCGTGCATTGCGAATGCCAGGGATTGAGCACAGAACCCTTGGATAGAGTCTTCTGCGATTGTCTGGGTCCGGTTGTCTACATAGAACTCTTCGTAATCGCCTGTCCAACCGTTCTGACCGTACTGGTAGAACTCCATTGGATTGATCTGGCGACCGCCTTCACGAGCGCCTTCTGCTGGGATCATTACGCAAAGGTTGCTGAAGTAATCAGAACCAGCGTAACGCTGATCGGACAGCGCGCCCCAGAGCATGAAGTCAAGCTCGAAGGAATTGTATTTGTAAGAGTTGATACCCATTTTTGCGAGACCAGTCTTGTAGGAAGAATCCATTCCTTCCAGACGCTTGTAGGCTTCGTACACGGTAGACCCTACCTGCGTATTGGCTACGAGCTTGTTTGACCGGTCGTTCTTTGTGAAGTCGAAGGCAAGACCATGCTTACACATGAACCGGGTAGTCTGCTTCCGGCTATCCTGCCATAAGAACAGAGGTTCCCCGTCTGCTTCGAAGTCAAAACCGATACTCTGCGGGAAGTCATATACTACACCTCCGCCAAATTTGATGGAAGGCAGCATACCGTAGAAGCCTGTATGATCTCCGTCGATGACAGCGTTTGCTCCGGTAATGAGGGACTGGTTTGTGGTCGGAGTGCCGATCCACGAGGCGAGGTTGAGCGCCATACGTAGACCCTCTCTGGCTTCCATTGCTTCGTACACATCCCAGCTATCCATTGGATTACCGTTGATGTCATAGATAACGGGGTATTGAATCTTGTCCCTGTAAGAACGAAGCAGGTCAATAGCCACTTTCCAGTCCCTACGAACACGCAGGAAGTTTACTTCCTGAGAATATCCAATAGAGGACATCTGGTTAGTGATCTGCTGCTGGCTTAACCCCCCGACCCTACGGGCAGGTGTAATGAGGTATGGGCTGTTTGCAGTTACAGAAAGAGTTACTGTTGCGTCTGTCGGGATAACCGTTACCTTATTGGCAAAAGGAATTGTTGGGTCAACGTTGGTAATGATGCCTTCAATCATGTTATCCTTATCCCAGAAGGAATATCCCTGACCGGCGAAGGTCAACGTACCGTTTGATCCGTGGTTCTGCTTTAACACCTGAAACACAAGTGGCTGACCAGGACCAGCAGCGGTTGCAGAGTTGGCCGGATACAGATTTAAGGAAGTATCACCCATGTAATGATTCCAGAACCTTTTCGTGTCTACCATTTTTTCCTGAGAGCCAAACGCAGCCATAAAGAAGTTAAGGTCAATAGGGCTACCCGATAGGTTGATTACTTGGTGGACTACATTTTGCCGGAAGGTCGTCCCCATGTTTGGGTCGCCATACAAAGCGGCCTGAGCGGGGGTGATGTTATTCCCGGAAGTAGTTTCCAGCGCCGATTGAGTCATGGCGTTGAACTTGTCAATCGTCAGGATTTGATCAAGCGTTTGCTGCTTGGTCGAAAATCGGGGCCGGTTTGAGTAAATTGGGATAGCCATATTAAACGTTTATTCTTTTTGTGGTTTTAATTTGCAGTTGCAGGCTGATTGTGTTTTTTATGCAACTCGATAAGAACTTTCTGGGCCTCGGTAGGAACCAAATCTCCTTCCCCGTCTTTCCTTGTCTTTCCTCCTAACAGGGGAATACCCTTTGTTCCCGCAGCATGTTTCATCAAGTGCTGATTGGCGACTTCTTTTGCAATGGCTGGGAAATTTCTGTACAAAAAGGCAGCGAACATCCGCTCTTTCAATTCTTCTTTTGTGTATCCGGAAAGAACCTCTTTTTTGGCATTATCCGGTTTCAGCATCATCTCCTTCAGTTCATCCAGCCCAGACTGCAAAGCATCAACTTCAACGCTTTCTGTATCTGAAAACTTAATGGGGATTTTCTTCAACTGTCCGAAAACTTCTTCAAGGTCTTTATTAAAGACGGGGAGACCGGCTTCAAGTTTGGCCTTATCGGACCTTTCGGCCTGAGCTTGTTTTTCGTATCCAGTAAAGGAAGATTTAGCTTCATAAATTTTCCCATATTTCTGTTTCAGGAGAGATTCAGCAATGGTGTTGATCTCTTTTACACCACGCTTGTGCTTGCGAGTCCCAGGTTCAGCATCCAGACCATATTTCGATTCGAACTCCAATTGAATTTCTTCGTCGGTCAGTTCGGGGTCTTCGGCCTTGGCTTCTGCGTGGTATTGCGCGAAAACGAGATTCTGTGCATTGTTCGTATCTGCAACGAACCCGTCATATTCTTTTTTATTGAAAAGGCCCTTGCTAAGCCCATAAGCCAACTCTTCAGCCTCTCTCTGTTCGGCTAATTTAGCTGGGTCAGGCGGAGTGGGGGGAGTTTTTAGTTCTTCAAAGGATTTTGCGGTTATCCCTCTCTTTTCCAACTGCTTGAGCAATTGTTCGTCGCTCAATTCCGTTTCAGTGGAATTATTTTGGTTTTCCGTTTTTGCCTTCGCTTCTGCGGCCAGCCTTTCGGCTTCAATCTGTTCCGGAGTTTTAGCGTCTGCGGCTCCTCCCTCTTTTGGAAGTTCGGTCAAGGGTTCAAGTCCCTGTAATTTCCGCATGTTGTTTATCGCCTCTAAACTCATGAATTTTATGATTTTCAGTTCAAATGTAGTTTTCTTTATAGTCCGTTTTTTTGAATACCAGTATTTATAGCTCCAAAAAAAGATGTAATTTGTGGAATGAAAACCCCAAAACGTGTACAGTTATCCCGAACGGAAGCAGAGTGGGCTGCGCTTGACGCCAAAGCGACTGAGCTAAAAAAGAGGGACTTCAATTCATTGATGAGATCTGAACTACAGAAAATGAAGTCCAAGTTTGATGAATGCCCCATCTGTATCACTCCAGCTATGGGAAAGAGAATAAAAAGAAATTGTTTCATGGATCAGGAAACGTACGATGCTCTTTCCCAAATAGCAAAACGGATGCAACGCCCAGTCGCATCCGTTGTAGATGAGTTTATTATTTCAAGATTGATTACGTCTTAGCGAATGGGGCTTGCTCTTTTAAATCCTCTTTTTTAGTATTTATTTCATTAGAGGCAGTAGCTTTTGCTGCCTGTTTATCTCCTTCCGATTCAACAGTAATCTCCTTAACCTTTATCCGGCTATCTGCTTGTATCTGCGCAGCGGCAATAAACCCTTCTTTCTCTTGTTTGGCTTTTTCGATATCCAGTTTCCCTTTTGTGACAATACGCTCCATTTCTTGCTTGTGCGCTTCAGCCTGTGTCTGTTGGGCGATTTTTAATTCTTGCAACTTCTGCTTCCTTTCTCTTTTTTCTTTCTTGCTCTTGTACAGAGACAGCATTTTTGCGGCCATTTTGAAGTCTTCCACCTGAGTAACCATTACCCATTGGTCGAAAGACAATTCTCCTTTCGTAAGAGCAATGTCGGCAGCTTGGGTTATACGTTGTTTTTCTGCGGTAGCGTTGTAGTCGCGTATAAACATGCCGAACCGATGTGCCGCATAGTCGTCGATATTAAACAGCCCGTTAAATGTCTCATTCCCCATTATAGTCAGAAGCCATTTATAGGGAATGGAGTCTTTGAATTTTATTATATCCTGAGTGATATTTAGAATAGTGGTTGCCGTTTTCATCTTCACGTTCTGCTGCATCCGATAGATATAGCTTGTTGCGTTGATGGAATACTCAATGGTATTCATTTCCGTCTTTCCGCTTTCCCTGGCGGGCGGGTTAGCTCCTACGCGCATTGGATTAACTCCGATAGACTGAGAAACCATTTGGGTGGCCCATGTGAGGATAGCCTGAAACGTAAGAGCAACCGGATCTACCCCGTTTCGTTTCCCTTCCAATGGGTGAAGCTGCATAACGGGTCGGCCTTCCACTTGCGGGTAGGCCCTGATGTTCACCAGATTTTCTTCCATGAAGGCTATGGTATCCCGTAATATGTTATCCAGTTTGGGGGCCTTAGCATTTCCCGTCTGCGGAGTCATTCGCTGCATGCCCTTAGCAATTTGAATCAACTCTTCGTAGACGTATTCTCTCGCCTCCGGCTTTGCCTTATCAATGCACCAGAGCATCTTATAAAAGCAATGATTGGCTAGTCTTATATATGGCTTGGAAAGCTCAACGGCGCTGCGTCCTTCCATGAGGTAGTATCGTAGTGTTCCGGAAGAATATTCGTCATTGGCTCCCTCCAATGTTTGATAGTATACCTTTCCGAAACCAAAAATCCACTGAGATACTGCTGTGGTGGATATGAAATAACTTCCGTATGTCTGCTGCTGGTATTTGCTCGTTTTACTGTACCCATCAAGTTTTTGCTGTTCCTCAAGCTCTATATGATAAGGAATATCCTGAAAGGCGTATCCTTCTCTTGTGTCGTGGGTGACAAAAGTAGAGGTAGCCTCAATTGTTTTCCACTCGATATAACCGCAATTAACTTGATAATTGAAGGCCATTGTCCATTCAATTAGATTACTCTGCGTTACACCACCTATGCCGCCTTCGCTCATCCATTCTCTTTGGCCAAAACAATCATACGGAGTGTTGTTACGGATAAATCCAGTGTATTTAGTGTTACCGCAGTAGTTGATGGCCCAAAGAAGTTTTCTCCAATCCCGATCCCAGTTGAATTCGTCTCCTACCAATTGAAGCCATTCGTTAACAGATATATTGTCTACCCACCCTAAAGCTATGTCATTTCTGCCATCCCCGGAGTCTCCGAATATCCCGTAGAATGTTTCTGGATATAGATATCTTGTTTTTATCTCGCCAGTCATTTTATCCACATAAACCTGAATGCATAGCGCTTTGACAGCAAGGATATCCCTTACCGTTTTCATTGCTATGTCTTCATCGAATCTGCACGATTTAAGAACATTATTAACAATTGACTGCCCGGATATTTCGTAGTTAAGTCGTTGTAGATTCTGTTCATAAAAAGTCAAATCTTCGGGATCATTCTCGTCCAAATGAAGACTATCAAATTCTTCGACATTCCCTTTGAAGTTTTTATGTTCATATTTGTATCCGGGGAGGCCAACCTGTTGCTGGTATTTGGATATATCTCCTTCTATGATTTTTCTGTTTCTGAGAAGGGACAGGTCTTTCTTTCGGTCGGTTATGGCCGATGCGTCTGTAGCTTTCAATTCGGCCTTCGGTGGATTTTTTAGAATATCCTCAACAAGAGTATTTTTAAATGGCTCCCAAATTCCCAGCGGGTCCCAATTAAGACTTTCTTTGAATTTTTTATCTTTAAACCTATTCATTATGTCCTCCAAAGACTGCATGGAGTCTAAGTACCTTTTGTTTTCCCTGCACCGGGATTGATTTATGAGGGGCCGCCAGTCCCTGCGGCAAATCGTGACGCAGAGGTCGCCCCAAACTGCATCCTTCTTACTTGCGTCTATGGTGCGGTACAACTCATAACTAGGACCATACATAATAGTGGGAATTTATCCAAATTTAGTTAATTTCGTTAAAAATCAAACACTTCGTATGCCAACCCCTCAGATTAAGCAGGTAATGCCCCCCTTTTTTATGATCCGCATCCCCAAGCAAGCCCAGAGGGAAAGACTTGAAAAAATAGGGATTCTTTACTACCCTCTGGAATTTACTTTTATGAAAAGAGGAATGCAGTGCGGGGAAATAGTAGCAATCGGCAAGAAAGCACACGAATATTTCCCGGAGGCTAAAAAGGGAGATATCCTGATCACTCACCATTTTACCGAACATAAGGAGACTACAAACAAAAAGAAATTCTTTTTCATCGATCAAGATGAAGACTGGAATTATTACATAGTAACCGCCTTCGAACACAATGGGGACCGCAACTTGACTTTCGGCATTTGGGATGGAGAAAAAATAATTCCCAACAAGGACTATATATTTTTGGAAGTCGAAAAGGCAATGGAAAGCGATATGGAAGATTTCAATCTTCCGGTAGCCGGATTGCCTAACTTCGTAACAAATATCGCATTCAAGCAGGCTGGACACGGAATTGTGATTGCCAAGGAACGGACAAAGACGCGGGAAGAATTAACAGCTAAAATGGCCGAAAATACAGAGAAGATAAAAAAACTCTCCAGATGGCTCCAATTCCCGGATATGTTCCAACGTGTGGCTCCTGAGATCAAAACCTTGGAACAGGAGAATGAAAAAATGTCCAAGCAGATCAACACTGTCGTTTCCGAATGCCATACGGTAGCCGCCGCCAATCCTGAGTTAAACCTTCGCCCCGGAGACTCAATATATACCCTTAACATCGCTTGTTACATGCAGGTAGAATTTATGGGAAAAGAATATATCATCTCTGAGACCAAATACATGAATGCGGTTCTCTAATACAGAACGGGAGTCGTTACTAATCTTACACAGGACGGAGGGCTATCGCACAACTTTAACGAATACCCCGACGGACAGGAAAAACCTATGCCGCCAGATCCCACCTGTATAGGCATCCCCACAAAATCCTTAGAAGAGAATACCAGACCCGCCCCCATTGCGGCATAAGAAGTGACACTGGCAATAGCCGAAGGCGTCATGTTGTAAACCTCACAACCGATGTCTGCGGCCCCCGCAACTGTTCCTGATGTGTTGTTGCCGATTATTTCAATTACGTGTGTTCCAGAAGTCAGCGAAACGGGATATATGTACCAAAAGTTGAATGTAACCTGATTAGGATCAAGACCGACTGGATATGGATATCCGTTGGCTTGTATGTATGCTTTCAGGGCTGTTCTGTCCTGAGACACTACCGTCACTCCGTCTATATTTATCTGCCCAAAATCGTCGCATCCAAAACCGACGTAATAAACTCCATCTGACGCAAGCGTTACGCAAACAGAAAACCCAATTGTTTGTGGACTAGCTACCGTAGTACTCCATACCCCCGATCTATTAAGTGGCCCTGCGTTATTACTTGCGCTTGGATGTGCCGGGTATCCTGCTCCGTTTACCCAAAAAGCATTGGTGTATGGTATTTGAGTAAAAGAGCCCGTGCCATTGATGTTATATCCGGGATTAAATATTAACGTGCCAAATATCCCGTAATAGTAATTGTTGGGGCCACTTACGCTAACGGCGTTTTGAGAATTTGTAGGGGGCGTAGCAGGCACTTCGCTCATCGTGTAACAATATGAGCTATCTGCTGATAAAATATAACCAGTTTGACAATACGGATTTAGCCTAACTTCTTGCGCATATTCAAAACTACACAAATCGTTGACGGCTTTTAAGACGTGATATTGTGATGGGTCAATTAGTACCGAAGGAAGCGGAGAAGACAAAATAGTTCCGTCTACACCAACATTTACATTTGCTTCGATTAAAGAATATGAGCTATCTGGCTGGTAGTACCCTTTTATATATAGGTCAACGACTATCGGAGCAAGTATATTTCCATTACCTGGGAATTTCAGCTTCTTTATGGTTAACGGTAACATTATTTTTCTCTGTATTTTTCGTTTAAAGATGGGTCTGTTCTTCCCTTTACGTATGACTCGAAATCAGTTCCAAAATTATAGTGATTGCCAATATTATCTCCCCTTCTTGCCTGCGGATAATATAGCCTTGATGTAATACTTCCAAGCCATCCGTCAGTATCAGATACGTCTCTAGCTAAGAAAGACGGATTCAATCCAGACCTCAATTGCTGTAATTCATCTTTGCTAAGGGTTGGGTAGCTATCTCCTTTCCTAAGCAAATATTGATCATACTGTATTCTGGAAATGGCATCCTTATTTATGAATGTATCCGGGTTAGACTTCCTGTATTCGTCAATGTATTTTAACCCTAGCGATTGGTCTTTTTTATCTAGTTCTTTACTGCCGCCTACTCCCTTCTTTTCAAGAAAGTTAAGAAAATTATTCCATTCAGTTCTTTCAGGAGCCGTTAATGGCTTGAAATTTTCAGGAACAGAAGGAACACTCCCAGACTTTCCTCCTTCCCCTCCACCACTATTTGGGTTTATGCCAAGATGCCCTGTTAAGAGAGCGGTAAAATTAGCCGTATAATCACCCATTCTGTTTAGTTTGAGTTTCAAGATTAGTTACATCAGCCATGACAGATATCGTATTTCCCTGTAGTTCGCTATAGGACGTATCATTCATCGGGTTGCCTATTAATCTCACCTTCACCCACGTACCGATTAGCATATTTCCATCCAAAAGTACATTTTCTTTTGTCTGATTTGATCTGTTGGGATCAAATGGGGTATTCAGATCGCAATAGAAAGGAGCGAACCAGCCAAATGACGCTTGAATCCACGCGGCCAACAACATCCTTGTCTGCTGTCCGGTAGAGCTTATAACGCGGTCTGCGAAATATTGGCTCTCTTTACACATGACCCCTATTGACAATGGCTTCTTATTTCTCATATTATCGATAGCCATTACTGGTTCAATTACTCTAACCAGAGACTTGCCGTACATTTGACCATATGATTGCTGCTCTATTTCATCATAGTGACCATTTGGAATTCCTTTTACAAAAGAGAATAATTGTTGGGAATCTATCTCTCCCTCCAACTCTGCGTACAATGCAGGAGTGAACCCGTACGACCCTTTCCAAAATCTGGAAAAAATCCCCATAGTCATTGTTTCATTCAGCGACACATCTACCCCTCTTGAATCGTTTACCGTCTGCGTACTGCCAATGGTAAAATCGGTGAGTAGATATTCAGTCCCCTGCATGTTGACTATCCCGTGAAAGTATCTGATATTTCCGTTTTTTAAGTTGAAGTTTTGAACTTCTTTTATCTTTGGTCTTATCCAGCTATCCACGCCTCCTGGTATCCCTCTTTTCGGATCAAATTGAGTAACCTGTTCCGCGTTTACGTAGTTGTGCTGGATCAAATATCCTTTGGCGGTATCCAGCCAATGAACCAACCCGTTCTTTTCATATATGGTATTTTTATCGAATACAAGACATCCCCACTTAGGTGTCAATTTTCCCTGTGGCTGTCCGAATTTGTCCTGCGCACTAGGTACAATAATCTGACCATTGGCATCTACCCTCATAATGTTATCGTTGAATCCTATTACAAAGTGATCTGCCTGCCCTATTACTAACAATATAACACCATAGGGCAATACCGCAGTTATCCCGTTTAAAGGATTGTCCGTAAAGGAAAACTTTTGAGCATCATCAAAGTAACACAGAAAATTCAGCAGACCGGTTGGAGACAACGCACCGCTCAATGCTATCTGATCTTTGTTGTATATGATCGTTTCCTGTGGATTCTTTGAGTTTGCTCGGCCTATGTTATGGCATCCTTGACCCCAAAAGTCCGAAGGGCTGTTATGTTCGAATGGAAGTCCTTGAAGCCTTGGTTGGTTCACAAATGTTACGGGGTTAGTATCTTGAGCCACAGGTACCGGTATTAATCCCCTGTTGATGTAATAGGTATCGTATGCATTCAGAACAACACTGTTAGTCTGTGCATGACCATTTACGATCTTTATGGTAGAGCAAAGTTCGAAATAAGGAGCCGTTGTCGTACACTGCTTGGGCCTAAATAATCTTATACGAGCATTCGCTTTCAGATTCGCTAAGTCTGGGGTGTAGTTTATTAAGAAATACTGCCCCGCCTGATCGTATTTTACCAGAGACACGATATTCTTATCAAAGAAAGTTCCATCCCCATTAACCAAGAACTGAACCCTATCCGTTGTCACCGGAGTTTGAGTTGTAGTTCCGGCAGCGGTTGCCAGGAATGCCCAGTTTACCGTCGTGTTGTAATTGTTCTGCTTGTTATACTCTATAAGGCTGGCGTAAAATATTTTTATCTGGGTTGGGGCCGTGTCGTTTTCCAGTCCGGTATTATCTACGAATACCACGCTATCTACTATCCATGTCACATAGTCTGCTATGCTTGATTCGTCACCTATGAAGAACGATATGTGATCGATCTCATCAGGAAATACAGCAGACGGATCTATCTGTAGGGACAAAACAGATGGGGCAAACGATTTGGTCTCATAAATGGAAGGGATGGTTATGTTCCCCAAATCCTGAACAAACGTTGGCCTGTCTGCCCAGTCCCACCCAGTTATTCCAACCGGGTATGTACCGCCGCTCAAAAGACCTCTCAGGGATACAAACATGACCGATGTATCCGATACGGTCACAGTCCTATCGGAACAGACTACGCATTTGGATATACTTACAGATATCGGCGCAATACACCCCCCGTTACAATCGGTAAAGGAACAGGCGCTTGTTATGAAGTAAAGGTTGTCGTTTCTTTTTGACTGACTGATAAAATTAGCATTCGGCCCATTGCAGTCATCGTGTGCAATAATCGTAAAATTACCGTCATTGTCTGTTGTTGCCAGCCCCCCCCTTGATAATACGACCCCTACATTTGGCACTCCAACATCCGTACCGCATATCAAAACCCGTCCCTTTATTAAAATGTAATTACATGGTTGGATAGCGTAATTCGGAAGATAAACATCATTGTCGAGGTAGAAGTTATTTACCACTAAGCCGCTTGAACTTCCGGTATCAATCCCTCCGGTAAAGTCAGAATACTTACAGTTGTAGTATCCGCTTATGTGGTATGTTGATCCATGACCGGATGCGTCAGACGCAACAAAGAAAAATCCATTATGGTCTGTATAATGACTATCGATTTTTGCCGGGTTGCTATTATCTATGTGAGCTAATTCTATCCCTATTGGGTCTTTCGTAGTGTCCGCTGTTGTTTTTACATACCCAGCCCGAACTGCACAGCTTGGGGTAAGATCGTAGATAACCAGCATTCTGTTATCGGTCAGTGTGCTGTAATTGGAATTGCACACATTTATTACTAATTCCTTTGCATCGTCTACGGTGTTATTGTGATTTACAGGATTGGAAGGATTGTTGATATTGAAACTAAATGATCCCTTCAAGTAAGTGCTGGTCTTAGTATAATTTGGGTCTACTGTTGGGTCAGATTGCGGCGAGATAATTCGAAAGATGTATGTTTGGGCACTCAGGTTGGAGAAGGTAAACTTCTGAAACCAGCGGACGGGATTGGATGGGTCCCTCTTTAATGTGGAAAAATCAGTGACCTTAGTCAGATTACCGGAAACATCCATTGCATACTGTTCACTTACAACATAGGCTCCCGTTCCGGCCAAATATCCTATTAATCCTTGTTGGTTTGGATTTACAAAATACTGCTTGTATTTGGCGAAAAGACCTCCGGGTATAGTGTTTTGTACACCACCATTAAAAGGACCAAATCCAAAACTTCCAAACCCATAAAACTTAGTATTTCCGGTGAGTATGCCTTGATAAATAGGCTCGTTCTGTCCAAGATATGGATTGTATATTTCTACGAATATTTCTATGTTTCTGGCTGCATTTGTGGTCTGACTGGCGGGAGTTACGGTAAACTTGAACTTATCCTTTAAATCCTGAGAAAATGGCAGGAATCCATCTTTGTTATTCGATAGGGCGATAGCAGATCCGATCTTAGTTACAGCTTCAGAGACTCTTGGAATGGGGTTTTCTATTCTGTTTGTCAAGTCTTGCCCTATCGGGTCACATCCTTGTTCAGCACAGAATCGATAGGTTATTTTCCCGGTATTACTATCGTAATTTATCTTTGGATTTCGTTGGCGCGTCCACCATTCTCCTAATTGAGACCCGTTATACAAGTCCAATGTGTCGGCCAAATACCATTGAGTATTGTTACAGTTTCGATAGGCAACCTCTATTTGGTTTATATGCGGAGGCGGAGCATCAAAAGACAGATCAAGACAACGGGGCAGATTTGTTGACGCTTGAATACATCCGCCTCCCCCTGGAATGTACATATCTGAGATAATGCCATATTCAGAGGGCCTACCCCATACGTCCAGTGTTCTAATCCTGAATTGCCATGTATTATAAAGGAGGTTGTTGCTTAATTGAACGGATGTTTGATCCAAGGGAACTTCAGATATTTCTATGCAATCATCGGGCGTTGGAGATGCCATACTGATAAGTATCTTGGGATCATAATCACCTTGGAAATATGGAAACAATGTGGCATTAAATCCTTTTGTCGCAATGGCATCCTCCACAGATATAAAACACTGATCTCCTATCCCTCTCGTGAAAAACAAAAAAGTACGGTTTACCTTCTCTCCCGTTACGGGGTCTGCGACACTTACTATTTCCAACCAGCAAGCACCAAAGTGGATAAAATTCTCCGGGTTCAGTACAAAATTTAATGCTGGGCCTACATATACTGTATCTATGGACCGATCTGATCCATTTATCCTGTAGACTCCGTGGTTTCCTTTGCTATTGTAGTTGAAGAAAAATACCTGCTTTAGTTCTTTGACGCTATACCGTCCTATGGGGTGATTGTCTCCGTCCGGAAGGGTGAAGTCATCTACGTACACAAAATTACTTCGCAGCGGCTTATATACCCCTGTTTGTGATCCTTGGCCTACGGCTTCCGTACTGGTATCTTCGATGGAATATATAAGATTTTTTATATAGCGGCAAACGTCTGGGCCACACAGCGATTCATGGCTATCAAGATCGATTCTCCGGCCAATGTATTTCTGCCCAAATCCCATTTATTTACGTATTTATTCCAAATCTACCAAATTTATTACAATTCAAAGGCTGAAAGTACGCTGGATATGTTTTCCGGGTCTTGCTCTTCGGATTGCTCAGATAAGAGGATATCCTGATAATATTCCACCCCAAAAAGGGCATACCCCAGTGCCATGAACAAGTCAAACACCTTTGTATTTGTTATGTCCACGTTCATCAACTGGTTAATTGCTCTTGCCGATTTAAAGGTAGCCCCATAGTCCTTTCCACCTTCTGCTGGCTTCTCAAAGTACGCTTTTATCAGCCGGACAATTGTTTCGAGCATGTCTTTGCTGTCAGCGTTGGCCGTTGTACGTATGAACTTATAGGACTTTTCAGATTCATGCGCCAGCCCCATCCATCGCTTCCAAAGAGTGACAATCCCATTTTCATCCTTCACCAGCATGAACCGACCCAGCCCCTCTTCCATCAACCGGGTACATACGTAGGACTGGTTGGCTTCAATATTTGCCAAAGCCCCAGTATACAATATCAATTTAAGATAATCGTTAAAAGCCTCGTCCGGCGACTCTGGCCGGTCGAAATATTCAATAATCATTATTTTTGAGGCAACTCTACGCATCCGAGCATCGGTCAATTCATCTGGCATACTAAACACGTATCCTCCATTTTTAGACCCCTCTATTGTCTCAGAAGCACTAGCATATGATGTCGGATCTCCACCTAAAACGTAAGGAAATTTACTGGGTGGGATTAAGCACCCCCACTCATCTTTACCAAATTTCAACGCTAGATTTTGATGGTCTCTTGGTATATCGTAGTACATCCTGAACTTTCCGGATTCACCTTTTTCTTTTTCATCTTCCGATAAAGGAACAAATCTAAGTCGGCAAAATTCCCCCTTCCGACGTCGGGACGCTTGTATGTTCCATATTTCATTTTCCCATTTCAAATCACCCTCCACATACATATTACCTGTGATATCCCTTTCTTCTGATTCTATTTCGGATAGCAGTGAGCCCAGTCTCATGTTGTCAAACACACTACCAATACCACCTACCGACCATGCTTCTTTTTTAGTATTGGCATAACGACGAACTTCCGCTTGTAATTCTCTTGGGCGTCCACGTAACCTATCCCTACCGTCTTTTATTTTCTCCATTGCGTCTTTTTCGTTACACTCTCCATACTTATCGAAAGAAGACGACCAAGATTCGTATGCGGGAATGTGGGCGCAAATCATCCGGCTGGTTGTTTTCCCCTTATTCCCCGGCTTATTCATCGTCGAAAGCTCTGAATCATAAAATATCTGCTTCCCAGAATAAAAAGAGGGGCCTGATTCTTCTGGCGTATACGATGTTAGCCATCTTTTCCCGATGGACGTGTCTTGCAAGTTTGTTGCAGCCTCATTAGACCTATATATCTCTCCGAAGTCCTGCTTTGGTTTAACAAATTCATCGTACCATGTATCAGAAAACACGTCAACGTCAAACGCCTGCATCATAGTAGGGACACACATTACGGATGTTCCTAGTTCGCTATCGGCATCGGATTGAATTAATCTGGCTTTTTTTGAATTAGTAAACTGTTGACCGAAAACAACTTTCCCTTCTCTCTCCGTAAGACTTTTTATTTGCGGCTTTAATGACATAGGAAGACCATGATAGGCGTACAGAAAATGGTCCCTAAATGTTTTTGCCCCCTTATCTAAGTCGATATTCATATTTCCGAGGTTCACATTCTTAGTCATTGTGGCTTTGTTTAAATAATAAAGCCACATCAGATTTGTTATCCCGGTTTTTTTTGCCTTGCTGAATACTCCTCCTTCTGCCCACGGATGAAAGTTCACATACCATAGCAACATAAGGAATTTAGCCTGAAACTTCCTAAAGTCAAAATAGTCAGATTTTTTATCTGGCCTTTTCGTTTTGCAGTGTGCTAATATGAACCAATGATCTCCGGTCAACCAGACTATTTCCTTACCCATCTTTACGTGAACCCCATATGTGCGTCGATACATTTCTCGCTCATATGTTCTCACCACATAATCACTGTCATCTTTGTTAAGGGAAATCAAAACACCGTCCTGATCATAAAGCGTTGCCGACTGATACAACTTTGTGTGCCTGGGAACAAAATTCCAGAAGATATCCCGATAATCACTCAGGGCCTCTTCCCTTATCCAATACGGGTCTTTTTGGTCAAAGAAAAGAATATCTCTTTTGTCCTTTGGCTCAGGAATTGTTACCGCATGTTCCCATATTTGAATCAGTTTACCCATTTATTTTGCAAAATTTTCCGGACTTATAGTAAATTTGGCTGCTGCCTTTTTGACCTCCTGATGCGCCTCTTTCAACTTAATGTCGTTCTGTTGAAGCTCCGATTCGGCCTCCTTAATCATTTTTTTAAGGTCAGTCATATGCAAAATACAATCCATCTTTTGATTATAGTCAACCGTTAGTCCATCTGATTTCTTCAACATCTCCAAAGACGCCTTCTGCTGCTGCATATAGGCGTTTTCAAGTGTAAAAAGGTATTCGATCTGACGGTTGTCCTTATGCTTCATCCATGCTTGTGCGCAATCAAGGACATCTCTACTTGCCAACATAACCACTGGCTCATAGTATTTATCATCTAGTTCCAATTCTTTGAATATCCTGGCACACTCTTTTCTTCTGTCCCCTCCAAGGCTTAGTTTCTGGCTTTCCGTTGAATGAGAATATGCTATATATTGAATGACTTTTATTTGAACTTTATTATCATCAAATAAGGGACTTGTAAATATCTTATCGAACAGGTGGAAGACATTAAGCCTCTTTAGGTGATCCTGAAAGTTTACTCCATCAAAGTTGACTACTTCCGAAAATATATTTACCATTACTTTTTCTTCTTTTTAGCAGCGGAATAGGCAATAGCCTTAATCTGAGCCGCCGATCTTTTCTTTCCGGATGGTTTACTATCATTTGCATGATACAACTCTCTTATATTGGCAGATACAGCAGATTGCACCGCCTTTTTACCTCTGCCATGAGCTTTTTTTAGTGGCATATTAAAATAATTTTATTCCAAACTTTGTTAACTTGTCTAATTCCTTTTGAGCCGCATCAAGGGTATGAGACTCGATGTATATACCATACCCTTTTACCTCTTTTGCTATTTTTTTACACATACCTTGAGCTTCTTCTAAGGTATTTCCCAGCCCAACAACCGCTCCTATTCCTTCTGCACCAGCGTAATCAGTTTCTAAATCTTTTTTGGGTATATATTTATAAACCCCATCCTTATCAATGTATAAATTTTTTAACTTAACAAAGTCTTTATATTTTTCCGGGAAATAAACCGGCTGCGGCTTTGCCTTGGCCCAATCACTCTTTATGGATACTTGACACCCATATTTGTATTTATACCTTATTTCAGGAACCATCCCCATTGCAATCAGATATACACACTGACTATAGTTTTCAATTATTTCTATCTTTATGCTAGTTGGCGGTGAGGGGCATCGTGTTGTTTGGTCCAATAAATATCCAGTTCCGTCTTTAAGTATTTTTACCTCATTGCCATAGTCTCCCCTGTAGTTATATTCTCTGAATATCGGAGCTAATTTATCTGTTACATCTTTCAGTGGTTTGGGTATTTTATCATATTCCACCAACTTCATTATGTACGCTTCGTCCTTTATTTCCAACCCAACAGGGCATATCCGGGTATACAGCCCATTAATGGCAAATCCATCATAAGCGGCTTCAACGCAATCTTTAATAGACTGCTCTACCACAAATATAACGTTGTCCCTGTTGGCTCCTAAGGAATCCTCTAGCTCTATCAATTTTTCTTCACTTAATTGTTTATTTATATAGTGCCATGTCTCTCCGTCTCCCCTGAATAAATTTGTTTTTACCCACACGTCTTCCATTGGTTCCAACAAGGTTTTCAAATTATCCAGCCCCTCTACAATCCAATGTTCATTTACAGGTAATCCTATTTCTCTCTGAAGGGACTTCATTCTATCTCTATACAATTCCATATCCTCGCCACGACCAGCGCCAAACACTAATTTCCCATGTTCTCTAAGCCAATCTTGAAATGGCCCTTGATGCAAATCAGTAAACACAAATAAGTCTACTTCATGGTAATAATCCCATATGTTATTCACCCTTTCCACTGATGGTATGCCATCGCCAATTATATATGGCTGATGCTTCATAAACTCGCTTTCGTATGGACAATAATATAACACACGGCCAAAGTCTCTGGACAAACGAATAGCCACTTCAACGAATCCGCCATAATCGAAAACTAAAACTGTTTTGTCTTTCAAATTAATTTCCATGATTTTCCGTTAAAGTGAATTTGCTATCTATTAGTTTAATAGATGAATTTGACTTCTCAAGCAACTCTTTCAAATCCCAATATGACACACTATAATGAATCGGTTTATTGTCGGGGTAAAATGTTAAAATGACCCGTCCACCAACCTCTGGGTCATCGATTATCGACACTCTCCCATTACAAAGATTCATAACAAATAATTTATTACTCTTTTTATGGCTTCCTTACAAACAACCACTTTTTCATACGAAATGGTGCAATTGTCCACGTGCCATCCTGTTTTCCCGGCATCATTACAAGGGATAACTATACTTATAACTCTAACCCCCTTCTTTCTCCATTGCCATGCCTCATCCTCATTATTCCTATCCCCATCATAAAACTTACTCAAAACTGAAAATCCTTCCCATTTTAAATGATCACAAAGACCTCTTATTTCCTTCTTTGGAAATCCAGATATATTAACAAACGCCAAGTCGTATTTGTCGTACTTTTTGCCAGTCTCTACATCTATAACCAACACAATATCTTTATCATCTAAATGGGGTAGCGGAGTAATTGTTCCCCATTCTTCGCTATCCCCCATAAATATTCTAATCTCTCCATCTTTTTCAAGTCTTGCGATATTAGGATCATCAAAAATAAGTAGGTTCGTAATAAATACCCCTATCCAATTATCCAACAATCCTATAAACTCTCCTTTTTCATACCGAAGTTGGTAGTTATTCTTTATAGTATCTTTATGTGCTGATAGTAGTATCATGCTTTTATTTTTCTTCCACGTTTTCTCTGGCCCCTGGAAGTCCTGTTTCTAATGCCTCTCCAATGGATGATGGTTTTCTCTTAATTCTGGGACTTGGTTTTATAAAATCCCCGAATATTACGTTCCTTAAATTGTTTTCTGTATTATCCGTATCCTCAGCGATTTCTTGAAGCAGTCCGGGTTCAGCAGTTCCCTTAACGAAATTATACCAGAAATAATCGCCTCCATATCCAGTGGCGGCTTGATATAATTGAGCCGGGGAGCCAATCAAAGGTGTTTCTTCTGCTGCTCCGGCCATTGTGTGGATTAACGCATTAGCCCCAGCCTTGGCAAACGATTGATCCTTCTCGTCAGTATAGTAATCAAACGCGCTACGTAAAGATGCCCCTATTTTCATAGTGACTAAGTAAGGATTATCAGCCAGCCAACGAGGGACGGTCACTCCAAAGAAATTAACTTCTCCTTCTGCTAATCCTTCTGGCTGTTCTGATCCTTTTTGATAATAATGAGCAGCGCCAAACATATTGGGAGCGACGAATCCGGCTATCATTAAGGCCATGCCAACATTACCTTTACGTAGGTTACGTAACAAAGCGTCGGATTGCTCTGGCGTCAATTTGCTTATGCCCCATTCGCTGTTTCCCTTACTCATTACTTCTACAAGGCCCCTAAAAGCAATCATTCCCCCGGCCAAAGGAGTACCAACGGCTCCCCTTACTGCATTTAACACGAGATTGGTAGGTATTTTGACGATAGGCATCAATTCTTTCATCCCCAGAGCCAGAAATTGAGAGGCAAGACCTTGTTTTTCGAGTTTGTCAATTACCCATGCGTACCCTTTAGAGGCCATGTTGTCTTCCATCAATATGTGTCTCAGCGCGTCCTTGTACGCCATTGCTCCTATTGAAGCCTGAATCACAGGATTATCCACGTCAGCGCCTTTTCTTCTCGCTGCCTCTTTTCTAATCACATATGACCGCATGAACTCCATCCTTTTGGAAATTCCTTTCACTGCTCCGTGAGTCCTTCCTATGACCTCCAATCCATGTTCTATTGTTTGCCAATGGTCTCTTAATTCTTTAGGCACGCCTATGTGTTGATGTTCCGCATACATTAATGTCAATTCACTATAGCCATTCTTTGCATCGCTTACAAAATCTTTCCACGTTTGTGGGCTTCCAAGAGCCTTGATAGCCGCCACCTCTCCTTTCCATATTGCGCCTAAATCTCCTTTGGTTGAAACTCCATATCTATCAGCTTGTTGGGATAGTTTTTTAGCAAAGCCTATTTTTGTTCCCAAATATTGACCAGTCCCGGACACGGATTCCAATGGGGAGAACACCGCATTAGACCAAAAGTCAGCAGCAACAAGCCGTCCGAAAGTCGATATCCTGGATAATACAAAAGATCGTTTAAGTGAGGCTAAGAATGACATTGCTTTCTGTAACCAAGACCTATTTATTAGTTCTCCTGCCTTTCTTGCCGCATAAAAGTTAGCTTCCAATTTCCTGATATTGGATTCCAATTCAATAGATTTTTTATCCTTTGAGAAATCTACTTTATTTGGTGGTTCTGGTTCGGCGTAATCCTTGTTTTCTATCTTATCTTCCAATTCCCATGCTCTTTTTTGCAGTCCTTCGTTATAATCTTCCAATGCTCTTTTTTGAGGATCATAATTTGGGTCTGTATCCCTACGTATGCCTTCTACCTCCTTTTTAAGCTCATTCTTTCTCTTACGAAGTTGTTCTATTTGTTTGGTCGAAGGGCGTTCTTCTTTTGGCTTCATAAGGTCTACTCCTTCTCTTATTTGTCTTTCGTAATTTAGTATCTGCCGATTTAAAGCATCTACGGTCTGCTTTATTTTTTCTTCGGGAGATACTTTTGCTTTTTCGATTTCATCCAACTGCTTAGACAACCGATCGCGTTCAGATTTAAGAACAGACAATTCCCTATCAGGAGTAATGCCATTTCGTTCCTTGCGTTCACCGGCCAATATTTGCTTATTCAAACCTTCTATCACAGACTTCATTCTGGCCTTAGATTTCTCTAGTGCTAGTGCCTTTTTAGCTTCTGGTGTAGTCGGAGGCGGCTCTTGCTCGATACCCATTTCACGCATGTACCCATTTACTTCATCAGCTAACTTACGGGCCTTTTCCAGACGCCTTGCCTCTTGTGCTAGCGTTTCCCCGGCAGGCTTTTGAAGTAAATCTTGGTATTCAGAAACCTTACGTGACTGTTCTTTAAGTTTGGCTAAATCTGACTTCATTTTAGATTCTCCGTCAGGCTTAGGCCCGTAACCAGAAAAAGCATCCCGCACATCCCTTTCTTCAACATCTGGAAGGTCGCCTTTAATGTCTTCCATCGTTTTTTTAACCAATTCATCCAACGACTTGACTCCGTCTTTTATGTAGGACTTCATTAAACTTTGTAAGTCTTTATTGGCCTCTGGGGGAAGCGTGGTTACACCCTGTTCTTTTGCAATACTTTTTATATTTTCAATGCTGTTTGCCCTTTTAGCCTGTTCGGATTCCGGGTCTTCGGTGTTTTGAAGATGGGAAATGAAGGCATCCCTATCTTTTTCGTTATCAAATTTAACATCTTTCAGGGCCTCATTAATAGCATCTATCAACTTAGCTCCCCCTTCTACCAAATTGGCTATTGTGACTAATGCGCTGTCGGCAATGGCAATAGGCAACCCAAATATATTGGACTGCAAGGAATCACGCTTATTGGTTCCAAGTTTATCCCGTAACCCCCTTATTTTATCGGCCAATTCTTTGCCCTGAGTTTTTACCGTTTTTGTCGGCTTGTCTGTTTTTTTTGTTTTTGTGGCATCCTCTTGCCATTTTGTGAAAGCATCTTCGGCAGCTTTTTGTAACAGGGATTCATAGTGTTGTCGAAGTTCTTCGGTCTTCTGTTTGTAATCCTTTTCTATACGTTCAACGAAAGTTTTAAGGACATCGGGCATCGTTCCATGATACAAATTAGCAAGGTCGCGAGTCCAATTTACCAATTCTCCATCCATTTTTGTCATCATCTGGATAGCAGATAAGGCTCGACCGCTTTCCGATTTCATGCGACGACCTACAATGTCATTTTGCATTAACTGCTCGTTATATCGATCCAGAAGTTGTTGAGCGGCTGTTTCAGATCCCATGTCTCCTTTTTCTTTCGCATCCCTTAATACATCATCGGCTCTGGCTATATTGTTTTGAATATCCAGTCGATCAAAAAGTAGCGTCGCATAATCATAATCGCTAAACGTTGTTCTCTTTTTTGATTTTCGCCCTTGGTTATCCTTGTCTTCCCTGGCTATCTTTGCGGCTGTATCTTCAATGAATTTACGCGGGCTAAATCCTTTCCGAATGTTCTTTTTAATCTGATTCCAGTTATCCTGCCAATGTCGGGTAAATTCTTTAACCAATGGCTCTAATCCTTTATGGATACGGTCTGCGTTGACGATAGAATCCCTTATTCCTACTATTGGGGAAGAGTTTTCAGGGGTGGGTGCGGGTTTATCCTCCGGAGGCTTTGCCGCACCCGTCTCTGATTCGGGAGTTAATACATCCCCTTTTTTGTCTGGGCCTTCGCTTTCTTGGCCGCTTTCTTTACCTTCGGAGACACCTTCTTTTTGGCTATCGCCGCTTTGCTCTGTTTTGACATTGCCATCGGTTTCTGTTTTTGGTGAAAGAGATTCTATTCGTTCTTGCAACCGTTTCATTTCTGGATCGCTAGGGTCCGTTCCGGATGCTATAAGTCTGTCATAACTTGCTTGTAGTTGCTTTGAAATATTGGCGTCGGCTTCCCTTGCCGCCTGTTCATCTTGCGCACTCAGATTGTTCGGTTCCTCATCAGAATGTTTTGCCGACTTTAATTCAGCCCTCTTGTCATCAATCATTTTATCCTTCCCATCGTCATCCAGAGTTTCAAACTTCTTTTTTTCTTCTGGAGTAAAGAAGTCCGCTTTAGCAAAGTAGTCATCCCTGATGTTGGGCTTATACTTTCCAGATTCGGAAGTACCCTCCCTTTCCCCTCCATATCGATAACTCCCTGGGCTTGTTTCGGTAGCGAGTCCAAGCTTTACCAGTTTTTTCCAAACACCTGTCGCCTGATCAGTTCGAGCCTCGGGAATATGAGGGGCGTCGGACACAAGATGTCTTCCTTGTTTCAAGTATTCCTCTCCTTTCAAAATATATGCAAGGGTTCCCAATCCCTTCCCCTGTTCCTCTTCTTTCAGACCAACCATTCCTATTGGCACCTCATCTGACTCATATTTTCTGTTTTTATTATAAAACTCTCCATCATCTTCTTGGGTCAAAAAATTAAAACCGGCATCTTCTACTTCTTTTTCCCTTTCATTCGCCTCTTTTATGGCCGCTTTCCCTTTTTCAGAAACGGGTTGCGCTATAGCGGATGTTTTTTTATCTTCGGCATCTTTGCCTTTAACTTCAGTATTTTCGGTTTTTTCAGTGGGTGTTTTTTTATTGTCAGGCTTCTCTTTTTCATAAATGTCTCCTGTTTCTAAATGGTGAATAAGATCGCTTCCACTCTCCAATACTATTTTTCCGTCTTTCTCGTAATAATATCGGGCAGTGGGATCTATATCAGATAAAGATTCAACTGGTTTTTGAGATTTAAACATCTCTATATATTCGTCAATATTCTCTATTGCTTTTTCTAAATTATTTCTCTGCTTATCGGTTAATGATTTATCATTATCTAATGCGTTTTGTACGTCTTCCTTGTTCCTTAGCGAACTCTCTAACGCTTTCCCCTGCTGTTCTTTTATGGATTTAAAGGTAGGGGTGTCTTCAATGTTCTGCCAATTATTTTGCTGCTTGATGTTTTTGATGTCTTTGTCCGCCTCAGACTCAGCCCCTTCTTTTGAAACAGGCAATCCCTGTTCTTCCATAGACGCAGCGGCTCTCTTCCGAAAGTTAGCTATGGCTAAATCACGCTGCTGATGGATTGTTAAAGGGGTTCCGTCGTCGTTGGTTTCCTTGGCTGCTTTTCCCAACTCTTCATGCATGGTTTTTATCATGGCAATCATGCCGTTGGCCTTTACCGGGTCTAAGTCCCCATTCTGTACTCGCTCATTTATTTGGTCGATGTATTGAGGTCCATATAGTCCAGCCTCATGAAGCGCTTCCCTGGTAGTATGCGGCATGGCCCCGGAAGAGATCATTCCTGGCAACCCAACAACAGTCATAAGTAGAGCCTGCTGCACAAAAGAACGGGCATTGTCTTCTACCGTGGATGGCCTATAGTTTGTATTAGTCATCACCCCGGCCAGATCATGTATCTTTTGATCGATTACGGACGCGGCCCCCATCTTTGCTCCTCCTTCTAAATTTTCTCCGAACTTTTGGACGATAGCCTTTGCGCGAGGGAGTATTTTATCCTTCAATAATTTTTCTGCGGTTTTCTGACTCAATTGTTCCCACGAGTTCTTTTCCAGCACTTCAAGCACGTCAGGAGTTACAGCTTTAGATATTGCTTTTTCTACAAGTTTAGATGGAGATGCACCCAATGCATGAAAAACCCCAGCATTTGCCACCGTAAGAAGGTTAGCTAATACGATCTTTTTTGCCTCACCTGTGGATGTTTTATCGTCAATGTTAGCATCTGCAAACTCTCTATTGCTGTTATAGCTTGTTAAGTAAGTGGCTCCAAGTAATCCAGCAAACTGTTTCGTTGCAGCACCGGCCCTTCCAAAAGAAAGTGCCTCGGTTGCCACTTTTGCCGTTCCCTCGGCGGCTATAAACTCAGCCAGCCCCGGCGCACTTTCTCCTGCAAAACGGAAGAAGTTATTCCAAGGTAGGGTGCTGTAGTTTTCGTTGGGGAGTTCCCGATACGCCTTCCCTTCCTTGTCGTAGGTTATTTTGGTTGTTTCCGTTCCGGATTGGGTTGTCCCTCTCAGGCCCGGAGACGTTTCCCTTGACAAGTCGGTCTTATCTGTCTCCGACAAAGTACCGGCTCTGGCCTTCCATTTCAGAAGGTCAAGGGCATTTCTTGCGGACGCAGATATCACGCCTCCCACAAATTCATTAATCACTCCACCACCACGGGGAATAAATGTTCCCTGATCTTGCTTTTGGGCCGCAGTCTCTACAAACTTCCCGTACTTATCCATGAACCCCGGATTCCGTTCGTTGGCTATCTTCCCCGCTTCTCTTACATCAGCCGCGGTGCGAATGAGCTTGTTTGGGTGTTTTTCAGCTATAATATCTCCTAAAAAACGGGCAGTTTTATCTAAGCCAACGTCTGGGAATTGTTCTGTATCCAGCTTTTCATACATATCCCGATACCGGGCCAGTGTGGCTATTTTATCCTGAGCCTTTTTTAGAAGTTCCGGGTTCTTAGTAGGAATGCCATAAGCCAATGCCTCATTAACATCCATTTGAAGACTTTGCATGATAAGGCGCATACCTGAAGCCATTCGGTCGTGTTCCTTGTTGGGGGTTTCACGTTCGATGCCATATTTTTCTTCGACTGCCTTTCCCAGTTTTTCGGAAGCGATACTCGTTTGGATGTTTGGGTGTTCGGCATCTAATTTCAGCCACGCCTCCATGTCCTTACTACTTACCAACGACTGCTTACCGTACTCATTGAACGAATCGGTTACTTTTTTCTGCTGAGCCTTTAACTGTTGTATTGTAGCGTCCGCTTCCAATAGGGCGTCGGAATACTGTTTCGCTCCAAGAGTTCCCGGCAAAGGTCGGTATATCTCGTTCTTTCTCTGATCAATCTTTTTTTGCAATCCTTGAATAAGATTGTCCCTTGTTCCTATGATAGCATCCTGATTGCCCTGTAATATGGCCTGCTTCATGTCGAAGGTCTTTTTATTCTGCGCAGGGTCTAGGCTTTTTGGGAAATAGGTATCAAGTATCCCTGTCACAGACTGAACAAGATCCGACTTCTTTGGGCCATTATGAGCTTGCGCAAACACTTCCCTGGCATCGGGGGACATATTGTTAAGGCCAGCTTTCTTTCCGGCGTCTGTATCAGCCAATACGTCTACAGACTGTTTGGTTAGCGTCTTATCCTGAAATGCTTTAGCGGCTTGTTCTGGAGATTCGGATGGAGTATGGGAAGTATCGGAGGCAGAACCGTCGCCACCAGCTTTTTTTTTTACATAGTGAGAGTCTTGTGCGCCTAAGACAAAAGGATTGTTCGGCTGCTGTTGTGGCTGCTGCTTTACTGGTATTTGATCGGAGTCTTCCGCACCCAGTACAAAAGGGTTATTACTTCTTACTGACTTTCCCATTACTGTTCTATATTTACGTCCGAATCTGCGTCTTGCGGAGGGTTTTCAATATTTTCCTGTCCTTTCTTAGAGCCTTCGTTGTTGAGGGCCTTGGCAGATTGATACATGGATGTATAATTTGCTGTACCGTTAGCCCCTTGTAGCACCATTTCCAGCCCTCCTTTTTTTAACAAGGTACGAACATAATCATCATATGATCCAGAAAATCCAGCCTTTCGGCTTTCTTTGTAATTTGATTTAAGCATATCGGAATCCAAAGAAACCCTGTCTCCTGTCTGCGGGTTGACATATCGGGGGATATAATACTGTCTTCCGTCTTTTGCCTTAAATGGTTCCAACTTACCGACTGTGACCTTTCCGGTCGGAGTACTGCTTGTTATTTTTCCGGATTTGTCCATTGTATTTCTCATAGCCACTATAGGGCCGCTGATGTATTGATAACTTGCGGGTAAATTATCCACGAATATAGCGTCAAGTGTACCCGTCTGCTGCTTGGTCTTCTTGTCTGTTTCGGCAATACCACGCGGCTTGATATTGTCAATGAAATCTTGATATTGGTGCTCAATCTGCGTAGATTGATCCTTGTTTTCACGAAGGAATTTTTCAGTCTTAGCATTCAGGTTGCGAACATACGCCCCCGCCTTAGATGCCTCTATTCCAAGTTTCTTTCCTTGCAGAGCCAACTTTTCTTTATTCAATCCATATGCAGCCAAATCTTTGTTGAATACAGGCGTCCTAGTGGTGTATTTCTCTTGATTAGCAAGCGCGTATTTGGCAGCGAATGTCGCCGGGTCAGCCTTTATGTGATATTGCCCATCCGGTCCGGTAACAAGATCAATAGGATCAGCATATTCGGCTTGTCCCGGCTGAAGCCTTCTCTCCTGGTTGTACTTCTCTAGCTGACCATTTATGGACTGGATGAATTGTCTTTTTTGAAGTGGGTCATATGCGTCTACTTGACCCAAAAACTGGCGCATATCTTCTGAGGGCTCCCCGTGGTTTAAATATTCATTCTGTGCGCTTTTCAATGTAGCAACAAAATCACCATAGGTGTCTTCGTATTTAAAAAGACCATCGGGAGAATAAGAAGTCCCCGTCCCTGTTTTGTACAACTTTAAAATAGGATCAATACTAAAACTAAAAAGATTCTGATACGGATCAACTAAGGCCCAAGGATCTTTCTTTGTTTTACTCTGCTGTTCATCGATCCACTTATCAAGAGCCTTTTGTTTCCACGGAAGTGTTTCGGCAGCGCGTTCCTGTTTGAGTTTTTGTATTTGGGCCGTGTTGGTCTGAGCGTGAGCCGCATAGTCTTGTAGGTGAGTGACTGTATCTTGATATTTTTTGAACCCTTTGATATCATTAGGATTTCCGCCCCATTCATTGTAGGCTTTCTCTACATCTTTTTTTACATCAAGAAATTTTGGAAGATACTCGTCACTGATATCTTTTGTTGATACTTGGTTTTGAAGAATGAGATTTGTTAGCTGATTCCTTTCTTGAATCTTCTGTTGGAACAATTTCATGTTTCGCTCAGAGTCAAGTAGCATGATATCGCGAGAGGTGTCTGCGATTATCTTTAGATTATCGTTAGGGGTTGATGCTGGTATGCTTGGATTTGAACCAACACCAAGACCGGCATTCCCAGTATAGTTTACTATGGAGCTTCCTGCCATTACCCGTTTGGATTTTCCAAGAGGGTGTCAACCAGTGACGGACCGCTTGTGTTAGGATTAAGTGTCGAATACTGACCGGCAGGATTAGAATACCCTCCGGCAGTCGAGGCAGTGGAAACGTTATTTGGATTGCTTGCACCGGGATTCAGTGCGCTGGCATAAGAGGCTGCCGACCTGGCCCCCTCTAATCCTTTTAACACCCCAGAACCGGCCATGCCAATTCCGCTCCACATCGTATTTTCTGCGCTTTGCTTAGCCTGCGCATTAGCTTGCGCGGCATCCTTCCAAGGAGCATCGCTGTTCACCTGGAATTGTTCTTGCCTGAATTGTTCTTCTGCGTCTTGTGCTCTTGTCAATCGATCTATGTTTGCCAACCGAAGATTATCTTTCATCATTGCCAACCGTTGACGCCCCTGCTGGTCCGAAGAAAGAAGTTCGCTTATATTATTGACGCTACCCCCACCCTTCAAAACTGTCGAAAGCGACGTAGAAAGACTTTTATCCAAATCTGTTTCATAGGCATTTTTGGACTCTGCGGACATCCCCGTGCTTAGGTTGCTTTCAGCTAATGATAACTGATCTTTTAGATACTGGGAATCCTGTAGCTTTGGGCGACTTGCCTGAAGCTCGGCTGCTTTTTTATTAGCCTTACCTTTGTTGTAAAGCCCGTAAGCAAATGTTCCCAGCCCTATTGCTGCGCTTGCCCATCCGGCCATTTTTCAATAGTTTTAATTATTTTATTCCCTTTTAAAAACCCGCCCAATAGGGGATTTTCTCTCTTGATATATATTTCTTCCTCCACTGCATCAACCGCCAAGTCAAATGCTTCTTTCGAGTCATTTATCGGCTGTATGTCAGTACGATGGATGCTAGTCCAAATGCAGGTGCTTTCGATATACAAAACACGACGTGTCCCCGCTTGTGTTACGCCCACATATGGCGCTGACAATGACTGCCACTCCCCATCACCTATTTTCACGAGGGCCGTACCTTTTGAGATGATGTATTGATGCTCTTCTTTGTGAACCATGCTAGTGACCAGTGCTCCCTCTTCCATGAGAATGGTTCGAGTGTACAGGCCGGGGGTAAATACGTGCCTCAATGGACAATCAACGAGATTTCCTTCTTTAATAACCAGAGCCTCCAATTCGTCGATTTGTTCATCCATTGTTTTGGATGGAATGGCGGGGATGCTGAGCATACGATTTCCAAAAAGGGATATATCTTCCCTTGCTTGCTCTATCATCTGTTCATCCCACGTTTTGTTTTCCATAATCACCATTTATGGGGCAAATCCTGCATATCTGCAAGGTCTGCCATGTTTAACGGGTTAAGGTATCCTACTAAACCGTTTGACGCATCGTTATATTGATACTTGGCCAACTGCTTTTCGTTGGCCGGATATTTATTGTTAAACCGTTTTGATTGCCAGTCAATTCCGGTCCATAAGCAATTCTTATATGCGGCCACGTCTGGAATCATCACCTGTTCCGTAATGTTCTTTGGCTCCCCGCCTGTCTGATATATGACCAAAAGGAAATCTGGAATCCTTTTATGGTCTCTATGGTGGTGGTGGTGGTTTTTGTGTCCCGGCTGGAAATAAATCTTACTCCCACATTCACTTATTTTTACTGAGCCGTATTCCGAAGTGTTTGTGTCTGCAAGAAACTTATCGCAATGTTGTTTTCTATGACGACCAAAGAAGGGAAGAAAGCATCCGCAGGATTCCAAAAGAATGTGTTCGTTCTCCGACGAGTCAACTGGGCATCCACATGGTTTCGTTTGAAGGCTGCAAATCTTTCTTTGCGTCGTGTTAGTAACGATAGTGAAGTTAGGGAAAGCAGAGCTTCCTCCAGAGTAGTCCGACCCGTAGTCATTATTAAAATCCCCCCCATCCCCTTTAAAGTCGTTGTACTTTTTGACAGGCGTTTCCTTATATTCGATCATATCCCCATTCGAACAATATTTTAGGTACGTTTTTTCCACGTAATCTACCCCCGAAATATTGAACAGGACTTTCGTAGTTAGAATGGTGGAATTGACTTCTTCACACATCCCGCCACAATCACAATCAGTACACCCGCATTTTTTTTCAGTAGGTTTAGGGATGATATTCATCCTATTGTTATAGTACAGCGTCTTTATATCGCCACAATGATCTTCTATACCTACTGAAAAAATCCGCTGCGCATCCCTGGGAACGTCAACATATGGATACGGATCTCCGGCCTTTACTGTCTTCCACACAGAGGTCATCACATAAATAGTCCCCTCGAACATTTCCTTCCATGTCTGCTTAGCAGAGATTAAGTACATCGGATAGTACTTCCGCTTGTCTATTTGACGCAGGGCCAGATATTCATTCAGCCCATCGGCTAGAGTTATATTCTTCGCTATGGATTCAGTATCGATCAATGTTGTTTGAGTTGATCTTTATCAATTTCAGTTTCCATGACCCGGTTGATGTTGCCGTCTATGGACTTCTTCACCACATTTCCTTGCAGCAGTCCCTTCATCTTACTGATGGTGTTCGTTATTGCCAACTCGACAAGACCATCTGGCACTTCCATATCTTCACTGATGGCCGGGATGTAAAAAACTTTTATCTTGTTGGTGTTGGCCGTTCCGTACTTGAAAATATTCAGCCTTGTTTTCTCTGGCTGAAAAAATATTTCATTGGTCGCTGGGATGTATTGTAGTTGCCAAACCTGATTGAGCGTCACGCGCTGCAATTCCTTCCCGTAGTTCGGTGTAATGGAAATTACTGACTGTATGCCGGTAGACTGCGCATCATATGGAAAATTCATGAAACCGAAATCCAGTTTGGCAAAGTATCGACCGTCTTTTATCTCCACATCCAACTCTTTTTCGTTTAACCATGTCGGATCGAACTCTACCATTGAATCGCTCTTTTCCTGCCGAAGCTCTCCGTATTTTTGCATGTACTCCTGACGGAAAAGATCGGCTACTTCCGCGCCTACATAGTAGGCATAATCACTCAGATCAAAAAAATCACTGTTCGATCTGAAATTTCCCAGGTGCAAGTCCATTGCCCTTTGAGCTACTATGTCGATTGGCTGGCCCAATTACTTCGTTCCATTGTAAAAGTGACGGGGCCTTGCCATCCTTGGATTGGCTACTGTAGTGACGTTGTTGGGTGCGATTACGCTTTGGGCCGGGGCCTGCTGTGGTGGTTGCGGCTGTTGACGTGGCGGGGCCTGCATGTTGGCGGCGCTTTGTCCGCAAGGGATACAAGGTGTTGACATACCATTCAGAATTTTAACTGTTTATGCAAAAAAGACACAATGCACACTAAAGTTAATAAAAAAATCAATCCAAACGATATTTCCCCGGTAATTGGGTAGTTTGTCCAAGAAAAGGCGTCTTTTTGGAGTTTCAGAAACAGAAGCCAGATAGGTGTTCCGTAAACCGATGTCATACAGGGGGGGCAGGACGATATAGGTTTTTGAAGCCATTCAGGCCAGTCATAAACCGGAACCTCAGTGGTTAAAATCAGAACATCCTCGTCCCATTGACTTTTACAAAGTAATAAATCTTCAATTAATTTAACCTGTGCTCCAGTAATCAGTTTGTTAACATTGCGAAGCCCTCCCGTAGTTAGTCTCAAATTTTCAGAGATTCCTGGATACGTCTTACACAAAAGAATATATTTTTTTTCCAACGAATCGCCACTATAAATTATAGTTCGACTCCTTCTATATTGTTCCCAAAATAAGCTCCAATATTTGAAAATCATCCCTGTTTTCTTATATTTTCCGTCTGGCGTCAGTTGCCATTCTCCGCGACTGACAGTGTAGAATCCGTAAATAGCAAATGAAGATATAAGGCACAATCCAATAAACGTTATGATAAATTCCAACAGACTCATACATGTGTCATTTTAAAATTTCTCAATTCTTCCAGTTCTGCCCGCTGTTTCCTTCTTTGGGCTCGCATATACTCTTTATGACAGGATTTACAATATCTGCCATTTCGATCAATCGGATTCCCGCATTTAGAGCAGGTTGTTTTTGGAGGTTTTTTGAAGAATCTTGCTGGCATAACTTACATTTTGTTCCACGATACGTTCCATGAATCACAAATATCAAATTTTCATAGCAGAATCCATGAAATTATTGACGTGTTTCACGCCTGCGGAAGTGATAGTAATCTCTCTCTTAAGCTTCGGGCCATGTTGGATAATCAGGTCTTCCTTCAATAAGGCTTTTATAGCGTACCGATACTTTGTTTTATTGAAGGCTCCGGCAAATCTGTCATACAATACCTGATCGGGGACATAAGTATGGCTTAACGAATAAAGATGCAGCAATATCTTCATTGCCGTAGGCGAGATACCAGACAGTCCCTCGACGTAATCCATAGTAATACAGCCGCTTAATAACGTACTGGCCACTAATTTAGCACTTTCGTCCGCTTCCCTAGCAGCAATGTCCTGATTATTAGTACTATGCTTCTTCCATTTCTGTATGTGGTATCCCTGCCGGACGAATTCTAGGTTTAGGAAATAGGAATGATGATGAATAGACTGCGCCATAATCCCCAGCCCCCGAACAACCTCTTTATCTGATGTTACGAAAATACCCTGTTCGGCAATATCCTTTAGTGCAGCAACCCTTTTACCATTATCAAATTGGGCTAAGAGTCCCTTTATTTTTGCAAATCCAACTCCATTTTTGGAAAACACATAGAAAAACCTGATCCCAAAGTGAGCTAAAAGATACTCCTTTTCTTCTCTGGTACTGTTAGCGCAAAAGCGTTTAGCTTTCTCTCCGCTCATCGCTGCCCGAAGATATTTCCCCTTTAAACCTCTTTTTTCTTCATATGATGCACCGTAAAGGAGGCTATAAACCACATCATTTAAAATTGGATCAATTAAAGTATTGGGCATGTTATCCGATTAATTTACGGATTTTTTATTGATTTATCGACGTTTATGCGGTCATACTTCACTCCGCCGAACAATCTTTTGCCTACCAAGTACCTTTCATAGCTATCGTGGCGCAATTTATTGTCCGAAAAGCCTCCATGCTGGCTTACAACCATCGGGTCACAGACTACATAACGCCCCTTTCCGGCAAGCGCCCGATCAAGATGGTTTAGCTCATTGGTATCCAAAAACGTGGCGTAGAATCGGGAATGAACAATGTATAGAGTGTTCCCACAGTAGTCGGTTGCTGTATTGTCCTCATTTAGCCCGTGGAATACCCCTCCCAGATAAAGATCAAAGTCTTCTGGCTTCTGGCTCAGGTAGTAATCCCATGCTCCTGGTGCGAAGAAATAACAGTCATCCTCCATGATACAGACCTCCGGGAGTCCTTCTGTTGCCGCCCACCTTACTATCTGCTTATGGGCTTGGGATATCCCTACAAACGATCTATTAAGGGGATCTTTTATAGCAGGCCAGTACCGGACGGTTAATCCTTGGGTAGTTATCTCTTTTTGCAGTAGATCGAACCGATCCGCTCTTTTTTTATCATGAATGCAATGTATCTCCATACGTCAATTGGTGAATGATGTAAGATCTGACGCCCCCAAATGTGTAAAACATGCTATATGTTGCTCCTATATGGCTTCGGTCAATTTCTTTCTGCTTCTCTGTCAGATATTTTTCAAGATCATGGTGATGATCCGGATCATACCAATCCGAATAGGTTTGAAAAAACAGAAGAACCTTTGTCTCGAATATAACATCTCCATGATTCCCGAACAAGAAGGGCATTGCTCCATACTGCAACGCCTCGCAAACGCGAAAAGAGGACGGACCGAACCCACGCGGAGCTAAGACAAACTTAGACCTTGCTAGAATTTTACAATAGGCTTCTAGTGGATGGGGGGCGGCGGTTACGTAACAATCCTTTCTTCCATTCCCCCACATTACTATTTCGTTTCTGATCGGGTCCGTCAACCTACCAATAAAAGAACACAGGATATCCTTTTCAACTTCTGGGAATTTATAGGGATGGGGAGAGCAAACAAGCGGTATGGGAATAAATCCTTCCGGCCCCCCAGACATGCAAAACAATTTCACATCCAAATGAGACAGGTCATTCAGCGGGCCATTGTCGTATTGGCACACTGCGTAGTACTTTTTATCCGTCGACAGGGAATCGAGCCATCCTTGAAGCCTTTCGATAGCCGCCTTATCGTTGCCGTAGCTATGGTTCTTATAATATCCCGTCCACATTACCCCCAAATACTCTCTTCCATTAACATCTGGAGGATGATTTTGAGCATACCACTCTTCAAATGGACAAAGGTTGTCGGCGGGATACCGATGCTTCTCTACTGGCCTAAATTCGTCTGGTACTCGTATCATTTAAGCAGGGATTTGCGAATATAAAAAGCATCCGACCACATGCCGCCGACCTTTGTTCCTGTTTCTACCCTTTCAAAGTCAGACAATAAGGCGTCCAATTCTTCGGCTTGTGTGCAATTTTCGTACACGCTGTCAAAATTGATCTCGGAATAGACCCAGTTTATTTGTTTCAATGTTTCCTTGCCACCTCGTAGTACATACCCTTCATATCCCTGAGCGTCCATCACCAATAAATCATACCCCTTGTTGGCCAATCCCAAGTTGTCCAGCAGATCAACATCAACGGTTTCTTCATCTGTGAACAAAACCGTTGGGTGAATTTCTTTGTGTTTGGCCGGTTTAAGCAAGCTATTGCTCTGCCCATGATTGACAGTATTGTCTCCGGTGTACATAATCGATTGCCCAGTTTCATCTCCGCAGGCAAGGTTGAACAACTTCACGTTACTGGCAAACTGAAATCGGCGCTTCAATTCTGCAAACGCCTTGGCGCATGGTTCAATGTATACCATCCGGCTAATTCCATTGGACAAGTAGTCGTTGTGTTCTTCCCCCCAATGTCCGCCTACAACAATAACAGCCTTTGGTTTAATTTGATACTTTTTTAATATTTCAGTGAAGTTTAAGAGCATTTTACTTTATTTTTTATGAACGCAATTTTATCATCATAAAGGTCAAATTCGAACGGGAAGCTTCCGGACTTCATCATGCCCAGCATTGTTGCTTCGAATGGCAATCCTTGCCTGTAAAACTCTTCCGCTGCCGTGTGGGCATCTTCGAGTACATATAGTTCGCACGACCCTATCAAAGAAAAAAATGTCACGATTTGATCCCGGCAGTTATGAGAGCAATCTTCAATAATCACCTGTGGCTTTACGTCGTTCCTTACGTGGTAAAGGAACTCATGATCAAGTTGATTAGCTTTAAACCATTCTACTCCTTCTATCTTTGGCTCTGGATGTTCAATGAACAGGTCAGCGCCATACAGCCGGGTGTTTGGCAGATACTCCTTCCACATCCTCATGCTTCCGCCTCTAAGTATTCCAATTTCAAGCAGAGAGTCGCATTCAGCCGGAAGGTGTTTTTCATAGTACTGTATGTACCCGTGACCATTAGTTCCACTTTTGTCGCTCCCGTACTTATCCGCTAGTTGTTGAAGTGTCATTTACAATGGATTTGATAAATCATAGTAATCAATATATTTTCCGTCCGTTGTCCACGCTCCGAATGTAACGAAATAATGAACGTCAACCACCTGACCAATCATATCCTTGTACCAAGCCGTATCCGGCTTACTACACCTAACAATTTTCCTTTTTTGTGAAATCTTCCCAAGAGGATATTGCTTTTCGGAATATTTCCTCCATTCCACTTCTGTTATCGGCATGATTAAAATTTTATTCGTTCCCATTCAGGCAATAAAAGATCAGCCACGGATAGATGCTTATTCCTTTCTCCAAACCAATTATCCTCTGATGGGGTTACAACTTGCTTATTCGTGCTATTGCTTAACCACGCGCCCCACCATCCGTACGTGGAGTTTGAAATTATATGCTTCTCGCACATTGCCAGATACGTCAAATCATTCAGCGCATCTCCCTTTTCGATTATTTCAAAATACCTATCCCCCAGCAACTCAGAAGTAATGTTCTCTTTCGCCCATTCTTCGTCGTCAGTAAAGACCAAAAATTCGTAATCCCCTTTTATCTTCTCTGCTGCCATTCGAATATATTCCAACGTAACAACGGGGTGATGTAGAGGAAACTTTAAATAGTCTCCCCTTCTTATTTGCAACCCTACGGTCCCGTAGTTGCAATCGAGGTCATCGAATCCAAAAGCCTTCATAACCTCTTCTCTACAGAAGTCGAACCTCTTGTACGACTGCCAATATCCTTCAAGGATAATATTTGGGTGAAAGGGTATTTCGTGAAAGGCATGGGTAGGTTCTTTATAAAATACAGCAGTAACGACACCCTCCTTACAGTAGTTCAATCCGGGGAGCTTATATGCGGGCCACACGTTTGGATTAATAGACTCCGAAGGTGCGCAGTAATCCATACCCCATTTTTTACTCAATCCAATCGCGCATGCGTGTTGGAAAAGTTGATTGCCTAATCCGCCAAGGAGCCTGTTGTAGATCATAGCGCCCGTATTTGTTCAATAGTTTGTTTTCCTCTTGCTGAGTTGTATGAAGCGTTCTTTAACCAGCCGCTATCAGGATGTACAAGATGATCATACCGGAGTCCTTCAATTACCTTAAACTGGTATCCATTTCTCAGCCAATGGTATGCGAAGTGAACTGTGTCTGTTTCTTTTACTGTTTTGTCTTCCTGATAGACTTTCAAATATTCCAAAACAGGAACTACATAATTCGACGTATTTAGTAGGGCTTCGAATAGCGGCCTATCCAAATACTCGTTCACGTTGCTTGAATCGAATGTTACGCCAGAGAACGCCCGATAGTCAAAATTAGGAGCCGCCATCTCCGGCATCATAATCGTTCCGTCGTCCCAGAAGAATCCTTCCAGTGCATCGATATATGACGGGGATATAACGTTGTCTGAGTCTAGGATAATCGCAAATTCATTTTCGCATAACGAAATGGCGTTTCTTTTTGCTCGGCTCATGCCGACATTTTTTACTCCAAGGAAAAGTTTTACTTTGTCGGGGAATCCCTTCACTAATTCTCTTAGGGACTCCTGAACATCCCAGTCACTCGCATCGTCGTAAATTATTATTTCTGAAATCCTAGAATCATCCACCATTTGCTCAAAGGATTTAAGCAGCAGATCATACCTATTGAAGTTAGTTATGGCGAGAGATAGTTTCATAAATAAAAAAGAGTTACCGCAGGGGCTTCAGAAAACCTAACGTCGTAAAACATCAAGAATTCAACCTGCGGTAACTCTCTATCTTAAAAAAGAAAAATGATAAATTTGTTACATTGAGGTTTTCTGAAGCAGTGCTAAGGTAAGGAACTTTTAGATAATCCCAAATATTTTTCTACTTCCTTGTATCGGTCTTCAATGAAGCAGGCATAGTTTGTAGGTCTCTTTTCGATATCTGAGAACGATTCTTTCTGAGTACAAAGTAGGGGATAGGTTACGAATGAACCTCCTGCCGTGTTGATCTCCTCAGCTATTTGGAGGTCAATAGGCAACCGTGGTTCCAGTGAAAGTATTTCTTCCATTCCACGGCGACTATAGGCTACAGCATGAAGAGCAAGAGCACGAATTGTTCTCAGCAAATGGGCGGAATATTCGGATACTCTTCTGGGGTTAGGTAAATTAGCCCCCAGGTACAGCATATCATAGTTATATGGAAGTTCAATTAAGGCCAAATCCATTACTCGTTCAAATTCCTCTGGTTCTACTACCATTTGGACATCATCCTCGAATACCAATAAATTACGATGTCCGGCATCAAGGGAGTTCCGGAATAGCCCCCTCAACGTATCTGATATTCCTTGCTGCCCGTTTTCGTTCTTTATGCCATTGACCACTTCAAATGGTATCTTGTGCCGTTTTAATTCCAATGAACTTTCTATAAGTCTATCCGGCCTGCTGCGAAGATTTATCAAAACTATCCGAGAAAAGAAATTAGTCCACATTACTTGTAAGGTATTGGGTTATCAAATCGGTCATAGTAAATTTTACAGTGGTTAAAGTTTCTGGCTACCATTCTCTTCCATACATGCTCACTTGTCCAAAATTTTCCAGTTTTCGGATCTCTGGAAGGACAGCAGGAATAGAAAAATATAACTCCAACTATAATTAGCTTCATAGTACCCTTCCTTTCATATTTAAAATTGGATGTGGATCATGTTGAATTTTTCTCTTTGAAGCACATGAAGACACCCCAATAACAATGACTATAAGTATGGGTATAGCCCAGTTTACGTGTTTGAAAAGAACGGTATCTGGTAAAGAAGACAGGTCTTTCTCCGGAGGTCGTTCCGCGTCCTTTGTCTTTTGAGGTACTTCTGCATCTACTTTCATTCTTAGTACAGAATATTCTCCTTTGTTGATAAGGTAAGATACGGCAGATGGAGACCGGCCTATTACCTTGGCAATGTTCTTTTGCTGCATCCCTTGTTTTTTTAGTTCGAGGACTTTCAACCTCTCTTCAACTGTTAGATATTTTCCCATATTGAATATTTTAAAAGGGTAAATCATCAATTGGTTCGGAAATATTAGCACTATCCGTAGGTGGTTTTTGATACGTAGGAGCGTCTATGTCTACGTCCAAGTCATTGGCATCTTTATCTGATATTGGCTTGGGTCCATCCGACTGCTTAAGGTTACCAATATAAACCCTGTCTTCTAAGTCCTTCATTTCTTTTGTCGGATTCACTTGTACGGACATAATGTTCCCAAACTTATCCGTCTTGTCATTAAGCCATACGTTCACCGAAGCGTAAATTTTCCCGTTATTCCCTTTGGTAAAAGCAGAGTGTTTTTTCTTTGCTAACTCGATTAAGTCTGTAAGGCAAATACTACCGAAAAAAAGCTGATTCATAATTTACTTTTTAATTTTTATTAACCAATTTGTATCTAATACTGATTTGAAAGGCTTACCAGTTATTTTGTCGAAGACATGTATCATCCTTCCGGACTCACATTCTTCCATTATGTAAATACCCTTTATCACAAACAATCTCCCTTCCGCGGCAGAATATAAGGGCCTCAAATATACTTCTTCATCTAAAATGAAAGCTATTCCCGTCCTATCTTTAGCATACGTTACACTGCAATTAGGACATGAAAAATATTTACCTGGAATTACAGGAAAGACCAAAACGCTTTCGTCAAAACAATTATTGCATCTCATTATTGTTCTTATTCTTAGCTGCCTTAAAAAATATTTTATCTTTTTGTCGGTTGATATTCTGTAACATCCAATTTTCACTCAGCCACCAATCGGAAAATGAGAATTCCAAGAACGTCTTAAATCTTGATAATGCTACTTCTTCTGTCCATTCAACTCCAGCATCTTCCGCACGTTTACGAAGAGCCTGAACTATCGTTCGAAGGTCTCTGGGTGCGCTTCCATCAAATGATGGCAATTCCGAAAACTTAGACTTTGTAAATTCAAAGTAAGTTTCAATAAACTTCTGCCAATATAATTCGGCTGGCTTCTTTTCTTTTTTTCCCTTAGTCATAATCTGTTCTAATTTTAATTTTTACTAAAACGGTAACTCATCCAAAAGATTTGTGTCATCGAAATATGGTAATCGACCAGACCTAGACACATCTGTTTGAACAATACGCTTTGGGTTTAAAAAGGGTATTCTACTTATAGGATCTACAAATCTTTTTATTTCCCAATCCATTCTAATATTAAATTCCCCTGGCTTCCCTCCAGTCCTTCGCCTCTTTACTTTCTGAAGATAAACAACAACTTCTGGACTTGTTTTATTAGTATGATGATTTGGCCTATAGTATGAAATTATATTATCTGTTTTGTTGGCCCACATTGCTCCTCCTGCTATGTCATACATATCTACAGGAGGAATAGACTTATCTTGATCCCTTTGTTGCTTAACAGGATGGGCAACTATGTTGTAAGATATTCCATTCAGTAAAGCAAACCGCTTTACATCTTTAAGTGTTTCAGATAAATATTGATCCTCTCTCTGATATGGTTTCTGAACATGATCCAACTGGTTGAACGGATCTACCAAAACTCCGTCTATGCCTTTTTTTAGAACAAGATATCTGAACTTCTCATTGATGGAATGAATATCATGCCCATCGTCTGGATAAACATAAAATATATGTTTATCTACAAACATAGCACCTTCTATGTATTCATCCTCTGTCATTTTATCTAACCATTTACCAATATACATTTCAATCAGGTCATCGTAAAAATCAGAGGCGGGATAATTTTCTGGGCTAAATATTGCCCATTTCCAATCATCATATACGCTTTTTGTAAGCATCATTTGAAGAACTAAGGTAGTTTTCCCATGATTTGCATGACCCACAATCAAGTTTATTTCTCCCTTCTTCCACCTAAAAAAATCATCCATTTCACCAAAGTATGTCTTAGGGGCTAACTGTATCCCGTTTTTAAAATTCTCTAGCATCGAGGGGAATATATCTTCCACATAGTAAATGCCATCAACAGGTATGGATTCTGAATTATTTATAACATTGACAACAACTTCCTTACCAAGATACATTAAAACTTCATTCATATCTTTACATCGGCGCTTTAATCCATTGTCGAGAGGAACACATTCTTCAATAGGATAAGAAATAACTCGGCACCTTTCAACACCTAAACGTCTTATAAGTTCCATTTTTAATTGTTCGCCCGCTGCATCCCCATCCGTGGCTAAAACAAACTCTTCAATACTCACTAGCCATTCGGCGCAATTATCCAGATAGTCTAATTTTTGATTGCCGATTGCAGCGCCATTGGGGACAGAAACTTGGCACCATTTGCTATATTTTTCGTTAGTCAATTCTCCCGTCGTTTCATCCGGTATTGGGTCAGCACCGAAACCTGATTCATACAAACTCATGCAATCTATCTCACCTTCTGTAATAATGCAAAACTTCTTATCTCCAATAGTATTTAAATTGAATAGAATAAGTTCTCCATCCTTGACCATTTTAAAATGCTTGGCACCTGTTCTGAATTTTATATTTATGAGACTTCCATCTCGAAAATAAGGAAAGCAAATGCAATGTTCTTTTTTGCTCGTTTGGGGCATATATTCTTCCCTGCTAAAAATCATAAACTTCTCCAACGTCTTTTTAGAAATTCCGCGTGAACCAAACCACCGTTCAGCTTTTTCTTGAAGTTGAATAGATTTGATAATATCTTGTGGGGGCCTTTCGTATTTTTTTTCGTTTCTTTTCCGTTCCATAGCCCTCACATTTCCCTTAAAATCACAACCTGGATTATGACACTTATATTCCCCGGTAGTGATATTTACAGAAAGTGATCGATCTTTTTTATTCTTTCTTCCATCATGGCAAATGGGGCAAAAACACTTTTCGTTTCCAGACCGTCGCGTCAATTTTATACCTAAATCGTATAATTTGTCGTAGTACATACCTATTCAATTTTTCCTTGTTCGATGTAATGTGGTTGATATTCTCCCTCTTTTATCCGTTGAAGTTGCCCTAGCCCTAATTTCTGGCTTGATCCATCTTCAAAAATTACAGATAATCTGTCTTCCGAAAACCTAACCCCCCTGCTCTTTTCTCTTCTCTTCTTTTCTCCTCTCTTAGTATCGTTGTCGTAATTCGAAACTGATACGTTCGTATTGCTCCATCTTGCATTGATTGAATCTCGTGCTTTCTCGCTCTTTTCCTTTCTGGTGGCTAATCTTGAAAGAACAGACGTAGACCAAAACCGTTTGTCGTCGTACTGGAATAGAGCGTACGATTCTATTAATTCCGTAATACATTCGTTTTTCGTTTGTAATTCGAACGAAATACGTTCGTATTCGGTTCGTAATAGATAGCCACCTTCTTCGTATAACATTTCAACGATGCACCAGTATAATCCGATACCAGCCAACCCCATTCTCATTCGGACTTTGACCAATTCTTTATCGCTCCTAGCGTTGTAATCGTGTTTAAACCAGAAAGATTCCTTTGCCATTCTCTCATTCAATTCAGGGTTAGTAAAGCATAGGACAGGTATAAAATAGAAAAGCCCCGCGACTGGTCCTCGCGGGGGCTACTTCTTATTTCAGCTTTCGCCAAAAAATATTTAGACCTCTGTTTTGCGGACCAGACAAACAGAATGATACTTATGTAAACTTATGATTTTGCATATGAGTGAGCTTTAAATAAAAACATGAGGACTAAGATACGACTAGATAAATGTTATTACCAAATCTTTTTTAATACTGGTTGGTATTATTTTAAAAGTTCTGGGGTTTGATAGATATTTCCAACAACTCTAGTTCCGAGTGAGTTTAATAGCTCTTTTTCTGAATCAAACTTGTAATTATCAAGCAGGTACGCTAAGTCTCCATCTTCTCCCTCCCATTCAGCGGACCGGAACAATTCAATAGCAGATTCTTTATCATAGGAACCAAGTTGCCAACAAAGTAAATCGCCTAGTGAAGGATCTCCGATGACGAAACAACCGCCGTGGAATGAAACAGAAAGGAACTCCTCTTTTATGGCTGGTTCGAGAGGTTCCGTATAGCTTCCTTGGGGAATATTATTCCCATAATGCGTTTGTGTTAACCGGAATGGGCGTCTAATTTTAAGAATATCCCCCTCATATATTGGAAACCCATTCCACTCTTCTTTTTTTACAACACTCCTGTTCTTTTCAGAAAGCTCCTCCCATTTTGTACAATCGTATAATCCAGTAAATTGACAGAGGGATATTTCACTTAACTTCCATTCTTTACTATAACGATAAATATTTGGCTCTGACCCCTTGTTGTAGTAGGAATGGAAGTTTACCATATTAAATCCCTGAATCCATCCTCCGTTTTCTTTCTCGTTGCCCGCATACCAAGCTTTGAATTTTATTTCTCTCATTTTTTATTTTTTAAATTTGGATAATAGGATATCATGGGCTTTGGATTGTGCTTGGCAAAGACTTCTATGACTTGCTTCATGCTTTTCTTTCCAGATAGGGCCTTAATAAGTGCCTTGTTGCCCTTAACGGCTGATATAGTGAAGATGCACTGACCCAAGAACTCACAAGTGGTTCGCTTATTACAGAACTTGCTTTCCCCTTTGGGACATGGGTTGTGCCCATCAACAGTATCTTTTTTGTCGGATTCCTTATCTTTCCTTATGGTTTGTCTATGAATGAGTCCAGACGCACTATTCCAGTACTCCTTATTCACACACTGCTCGTTTTCCATGCAAGACTTCTTATTACAGTCTTCCCAGGCTGGACAACTCATATAATACAATCTTTTAAAAATACCCAACCGCTTGTATCTATTGCGATAAGTATGGGCTGGTCGGTCAACTGGAATAGGATTTTACGAAGTCTTTCGAATTGTTCGTACGTTAAATCAAAAACAGTTGAATCTTTTAACTGGGCTTCTATGCCTACTGATTCTCCTTGACATTGCAATAAATTTTTTGTTACCTCAAATTCATACTTAGTCTTTTGACCTAAATTATTGAACATTCGACGAAGGGATTCGCTGCTTACTAAAAATTTATTCTGCTGCATATATTAAAGTGATTCTAACCACATACTCGTTTGCCTGTATATTTTTGCTTGCTCCTCTGTTTTTGGAACCGCTCGAGAGGACATATTCTTTTTAACATACGCCTTCATTTTTTCGATCCCTGCCAAATTATGTTCAGAAGTATTAAGTCTATAGTCATCATAAGTGCAGTAGTTTCCGTATTGATCTATCGTCTCTTTTTTAACACGACTGACCTCTACTCCAAAAGGCTTCTCTACCTGTCTTGGAATTTCTCGGGCTGGATTGCTTAACCCGCAAAGTTTAAGACTATTGCTAACATTAATGACATCTCCTTTCAATAGAGAAAAGCAAAGAATTGTTTTCTTATTCATTATCTATTTGTTTGCTTCTGAAGATCGAGTTAAAAGGTATGCTGTTACTGGAAATAGATCATTATCCAGGGCATATTGAAAATCTTCACCACCGGTACATACATTTCCATTTTTATCAAGACATATCACTTTTTGATATCTCGGAAATCCGCCGATCCTGCTACTGGCCTTATTTACCCATTCTCCAAATGTATGGAATACGGTTATCTCTTCTCCTATAAATTTATATTCCGACATATTTTTTATCAAATGTAGAAATAATATTTTGTATTACACAAATAATATTTACTTTTACGTCATGGGGAAGAAAATAATCCGAAAAAACATCGACTTGCCTGAGACGGTTGTCGATAAGCTGATAGTTCTTGGAGAAAAAGATAACAGAACTGTCAAGAATTATATGGAAAAGGTTCTCATGGATCATGCTGAACCGGTAATCGATAAAAAGAAAAAGGGGAATAAATAATGGGATACGGATCTACTATTCGTCAGAAGAAAGGACAATGCGAACATCCGGGGTGTACATATAAAGGACCGCTGACTAAAAAATTATGCCCCACTCATTATTGGTCTGGCATAAGAATGAAGTCTGCCGCTAAATTCGAAGAACAGGAATTGCAGCAAAATGAAACCCTGTCCACTGTAATTGATGATCTGGATGTTGTATTTAGTCAATATATAAGACTAAAAGCGTCGGACGAAAATGGATACTGCGGTTGCCTCGGATGTGGAAGGGGGTATTATTGGACTGATATGGAGTGCTGTCATTATATTCCACGAGTACATAAAAACACCAGATTTTTAGAAGAAAACTGTCTCCCAAGCTGTCATTCCTGCAATAAAAACGAAGGGGGCCTTCTTAGTTCTTATAGCCCACATTTTGGAAACATCATAGAAAAAGATAGGTCTGGAGGTGTAGAATACTTAGAAGAGCAGGCCAGAATGGAATACAACTACGGAGTATCCGAAATAAAAGGTCTTATCTCCCACTACAGTAGATTGGTAAATAAAATGCGTAAAACAAAACCGATGAAATTATGAGAGGAAGTTATTCTTGCATAAGATGCGTGACTAATTGGGGAGCCATACTTTCGGTGGAGCATATTTCAGGAAATTTAGTTTGTGTTTCCGACCCGACATGCATAGACGCTGGGATGTGGATTGGTGATGACGAAATACAAACCATATGGAAGATTAGTCTTTATTCTGACTTCTCACATCCCCAATACCCTAATAAAGAGTGGGCTAAAATTAACGGGATATTCTAAATCATTAAATATTAGGTAAATGAAAACAAAGGCCACCAAGTTGTATCCCGAAATAGATTGGAATCAAAAAACTTTAATGGATTCAGATGTTGACGAGCGGTCCGAAACATGGGAGGTATATGGCGTCGACGGTGATGGAAATAAATATATTGGGACTGGAGAATATTCCTGCGGAGAACTCATTAGGGTGTTAGATATTGAACCAGATCTATAAATTAACTAATTATATATATGGAAGCGGAAGAAATAATATCGAACAATACCATGATAGCGGATTTTATGGGATATATTCATTCTAAGTTTGAAGATATGGATATATGGGAAATGTCAAAATTGGGCTATCACGCCAACTGGAATCACTTGATAATGGTAGTAGAAAAGATAGAGTCTCTGGCAACTGACCATATAGATAAAGTTTATGTCTCGATAAACGGTAAAAGTTGCATGATCTGGAACTATTATGATCCTGTGGAAGTTATTCGTACAATTGGAAGTGGCTCTACTTATAAAATAAAGAAGGTAGCAGAAACAAAACTTTTGGCAACGTATGAAGCTGTCGTTGATTTTGTCAAATGGTATAATACGCTTAACACAAAACAATCCAGTGAATAACTATTACATCTATAGAGCAATGGGAGATATCATCTATAGTCTTCCAGCAATACAAGCACATGGAGGAGGAGCTATTTATACTGGAATACCCATGGAACAATACTTAGTCTTGAAGCCGCTTATCGAGGTGCAGCCGGGTATAACTGGGTTCTTTCATGAGCTAGATGGTCTTCCTGCTGGGTTTATAAATCTCTCTAAATTTAGTTATGTAATCGAGGAAGGAATGCATATTTGTGAAGCGTTTGCAAAGGTTTTAGATGTGAAGATAAAGTATAAGGATGGATGGCTTACTTTACCTGAGCCCGCTCTTTGGTGGATGGACTATTCTGTCATAAATGTTACCCAAAGATATCGTGATAAGATTTTTTCATATAAGAAAGAGTTGAGATTTTTAAAAGAAAACATTGACACGGATATCTGGTTTCTAGGACTGTTTGAGGAGTACGCAGAGTTTTCTGAGAAATATGGAGATAACAGAATTTGGTGGAAGCAATGTGACGACTATCTACAAGCAGCGTATTTAATTCGTGGTGCCAAATATTTTACTGGCACTCAATCTTCTTTACTTGCCATTGCAGAGGGCCTTGGACGAACCTACAGATACGAGCGAACTCCATTTCCTTTCTTCGACAATTGCAGGACCGGAACAGATCGAGAAACTATAATAAACAAACATACCAGGAAACTACATTTGCTGTACAGTCGAATGTTGGAGGTATGGAAAAACTTTTTAAAATGAAATACTTATTCATTGTCTTACTGATTGTATCCTGTTGTCCGCAGAGAAAGTCTATCCCTCCTCTTAAGAAAGACACTGGACATTGGGAATATTTTGATGGAACTGAAAACATGAGATGGGCCAAGGATTCAACGAAAAACAGATAATCTTATGTATATCATAACCGCCAAAATAGATTCTAAGATTCATTATATGGGAGCTTTGCCGGGAACCCAAAAACTACTCGCGTATTGGAGTCAAAGAAGAGACAACGCAGTGGAATTCCATTCAGAACAAGAGGCTGAATCATTCAGAGACAAAAACACAACTTTACCAACTGAAATTATACCGGTATGAATGACGAGTTCCCTATAAAAGGAGATATTGGAAGAGCCTTCGAAAAAGGAAAGGGACAGTGGTTCTATGCCTATAGGGGCGTAAATTGGGAGAAAGTCCCCACTGGATGGAAGTGGGGAGAAGTAATATGTCGAAATCGGCAGGAGATGGATTCCCTAATTAACCAACGAGAACAATTTTTACAAAACAGTTTAAATAAAAAGAAATAAAACTATTATTCGGTTTGCTTATCTTATTCCTTGTGTCTTGTCATAGTGATTACTATCCAGATGGACATAAGAAGGGCTCCTATGAAGCATATCTGGATTATGATGGACCAATTGAATGGATTACCTATTGTTATTGGCAAGATGAAGTGAGTAAAAGTACTCTACGAATAGACAAAATACTACACGAAGGCATAAAAATAAAAGTAGATAGTATATGTTTAAACGTAGAGCTTCACATGAGAAAACAAGCGCAGGATAGCCTGTCTGTATATAGAAAATACGCCAGTAAATGGGATTAATAAAATCACATAAAATGAAATACACATTAACAATAACCCTTTTGCTGTCTGCTATATTCAGTAATGGGCAATTTAAAGTAAAACAACCTAGAGATATTCAGCATAGTTATTTATTTTCCACAGACAACCCTAAAGGGAAAGGGCATATCGATTGGGGATTTCATGATTCAGTCGTATACAAAGATATAGTTATTGGGGGCTCTGTATTACAGACAGGGAAAGTCATTAAAAGCGAAAGGTTTAAAACACAGAAACCATTTATTTTCATGGATAGTGCAGGGGTCGTTGTATATATGTACGAAACAGAGAGGGGAATATATTCGATATTATACAGCGATATCACACAGGATTTAACTACGCTTGTTATTGGAGGCTTTGGAGATAAAATGAAAGAATATCCTATTTATGGCGTAGTTCATTTCTGGTAAACATTAAATCATATAAAAGAGTAAATAATGAAAAAAGCACTAATACCTATATGCCTTCTTCTCATTCTTTCTGGAGGATCTATGCTTGCTGAAGCAAAGCAAGCGCATAATAATCTTGTGGCCTTAATATCCGCTATAGTCGCTACTGGTTCGGCATTATATGTAGCATATTACATTGACTGTCTTGAACATAGGATTAAAAAAGAAGCCCCTTCTGAAGAAGAGGCTAAGTGATTCAGTGTAGTGGGTAAGACTACTGAGCAACAGGGGTAGAAGACGTGGTCTGTAGCGACGTGATAACGTTATCTACATCTGCGATAGTTCCGCCTTCGGTGAAGGTTACTGTAGCGCCCAGATCGTTCACGCCGGAGTAGGTGATATTGTAGGTGCCATCGGAGACGCCTAAAATATCCACTGTCTGATTTACGGGGTCAATTGTTCCCACTGCTGCAACGGCAGTGTTGTCGATGGTCGCGGTAAGGCCGGATAAATGGCCAAGAGGAACCGCCTGAAGCGCTGCATTGAAGCCCGTTACTGTCTGAGTTACTTTTTGTGCTTTGCCGAATGTTACTAACATAATTTGTCCTTGGATTTTTAAATTGTCAATTGATATTTTAGTTACGCGTAAAGAAGTGATAATAAAATCGTTAACAGGGTGTTTTGGAAGTAACTTGTCAATTATTTTTAACATTCGTTCCTCATTTTCTAAAGAGCGTTTTTCATTTTCCTGGAACCGCTGTTCGTTCCTAAGAAGATGTTGGATAATGTCCTTGTCTTCTTTTAGCTCTTTGTCGTGAAAAAGATCCATAAATATGTGGAATTTGACTGTAAAATACTTAAATACCGCGAATCTCATGCCACGTTAACGTAAATAAAACAATAAAATGACCGATTTTAAAGACCACAAGATTTCATCACCTATTGGATTGATGCTGGACAACCTAGTCTATAACCGACATGGAGAAGTTCACGCAATCAGAATAAATGACCTACATGCCTTCGACCATCCAGATATGGGCGGTAATTACGGACTTTATAGCATCCCATTGACTGCCGAGTGGTTAAATAAAATGGATTGTCGATGGACGGGGGGAGTATGGTGGGATTTCGAAATGGAAGGATTTTCATTTTCATTAGACCATTTTGGGTTCATAGATAATGAAGGATGTAGATATCATGATTACCCAATGTTGTATTTACATCAAGCTCAGAATTGGTTTTATTGTAAAACTGGGAAAAACCTAACAATTAAACAATAATATACTTATGCCTTGGATTAAAGCCGTAGATAGATTACCCAATCATTATTGGGAATTGCCCATCAAAATATGTGACGGAGGCCCAGAGATGTATTCCTTGGGTCAAAGACAACATGGGCAAGAATCATTTCAGGATAATGTCAACCTGAATTATTATCCATATGATCAAATAAAATGGCTAGATGAAACCCCATCCGAAGAACCCAATCAAGATGTACTATGGGATGAAATCAGGAACGATATGACTGGCGGAGCATTCCGGTTCCCACGTCCTGATATTGTGGATGAATGGGCTAAAAAATACACTCTAATAAGAAAGTAATATGATGTACTGTAAATGCGATGGATGTGAGAAAGAACTTCCTGCGGCTCACAATGGACATTATTGGTCTAAGCCCGTTCAGTGGTTTGAAAGACTACCGGAAAAAGAAACGACGCCAATCCATGCTTGTTCCTGAGAATGTATTGAACGAGTAGAAGCAATCAGGAGAAATCAAGGGAAACAATCTTCTAGTGTTATCTTACCAATTTAATAGTTCTCAGGCTAAAATAACATCAACGTCTTCGGCTTTGTTTCTTTCCGAAACAGATCCGAAATATACCACATTGAATCCTAGATTTCTCCATGCTCGTTCCCGTTCGTAAAGCCACTCGGCATGGTATCGGTTGAATATAATCTGACCCTCCCGGTGAACCCTTTCATCGGCTTTTGATCCACCAGGGAGCCAAGTCCTATAAACTCGCCTTCCGACTCTATTCCGGAAGAACGTTAGCCTTTCGTCTCTAGCCATTTTACTTTTTAATTTTAGGTAGTTTAAGGTGTTCTCCAACTATGGTATAATGAAGCATTTGAAGTTGATGACAATATTGAAATGTTCTTCGAGATAGTGGACTGGTAAAAAAATTGTTCCCTAATACTATATCTAAATTCCCGTTACTCCAAACGTCTTGATCCATTTTCTTGAAATCGAATCGTTCAAGCCACAATTCTGAAATGGGCTCCCCCTCCACCATGCTTCCCCCGATCCATACCTTAGCATCAGAAAACTGTATGTAGTCTCCTATGGCGACGACTACTTTTGTTTTACCCTCATGACAGAGAATCGAATGCTTCATTATTTCTAATGGGCTAATTGCCATATTATTTAAGTTTAATTATCCAGCGGGCTACTGGTTGATAAAATATCCACTTACATTCTGCGGATAGAAAAAGAAATGGCATTCGTATCCAATAATGATGTTGTTTTTCATCTATTAAGTTGCAATTCCCATTACTTTGATATGCTACAATAGTATTCATTGGTTAAAGTATTTTTGATATAGCCATATAAAAAAGTTGGGGGTTATGAGACCACGGCGAAGACATTCTTCTTTTGCTAATTTTCGTCCCCGTTTTGATCCCCATTTATAAATCCCATATACCTCTATATCGTCCATTGTTCTAAGGATATTTGTTAGTCCTTCATCCGTTGGCGGCTTCATGATTTCGGCCACCTTTAACGCATTATCCCCCATTGATTGTAAAATATCTATTATCTGCTGGTTCATTGGTTAAGATTAATTTCCAACAGATGGTTTATTTTCATTTGGTGTTTCGGAGTACTGCGCCTCGGTGATGGGAATAAGACATGCGGCATTGTAAAAATGTCCCCCAGCTATTTGCGCTACCCATCGACCGCCTGAAGCATGTTTTGTAGCCACAAGGTTTGGGGGATTGTATAGCCATGCTGACACATAAAACACGTCGTCTTTTCTATGATACCCGTCCTTATCACTAACTTTCTTTACTAATTGGGGCATTTCGTCCGGACGCCTATGTTCCCACCATTCCATCTTTCTGTAGATAGCAGGCCAATCTTTAAGCCAAAACCCAGAGTATGTTTGTTCTAATACTACGTCCCCAATTTTATCTTTAAAAGTAGGCATTTCGACTCTTACCATGTATCTTTCTTCTGTCAATAATGAATGCATAGACTATTTAAGTTTAATAGTTATCGAAGATCGTTTTTTAATTCTCGTATCCGGTTAATGACAGCCCAATCCGGAACATCAAATGCTTTTGCCAATATCTTAACCCTATCTTCTTCTAAAATGGATTTATGCTTTAAAAACTCTTCCACAAACATTTCTCGTGGCATTAAGAGACAGTTGGCAAAATAATTAGCCTCTTCCTCTTGCTTCCACTCAGCCTTTGTGTATGCCATTTTCTTTAATTTCAGCCTTCCAAATAGATAATTCAATTCCCTTTAACCCCTTGGGTATTGGATGCCCCATGAAAGATTCTTCTGAGTACTTTTTTAGATCTTTTTTCGGAACTTGTATGGCTATCTTAACGCCAGTTTGTTTAGCATCGGCCATCATCGCATCGTGAACATCCGGATGCCATACTACGTTCGGAAAGTCTTTTTCAACAGTTGAAATCTTCGGCGTTCCTTTTTTGGGACGTCCCGCCTTTCCGGTCCCCTTCCTGTCCCTGTTTTTCTTCTGCCAGTAATTAGACCGACACGTCACGCTGCAAAATGTTTTAGCCCTTTTGCCTGTAATTTGAATCAAATCCTTACCACAGTTAAGACACCCCATGACTTGTTTTTTTTATTTCACCCAAAGATAAACGTTTATTTGGTAAATCGTAAATTATTCCAGACCTTCGGGCAAATAAAAAATCCCAACATGAAGCAAATTTGTTCTCTTCTGGCTGTCGTCGCCTTGATTTCCTGCGGACACCCCTCCGTTAAATTCATCCCCAATCTGGACAGCGTTCAGGTAGTCTATAAAGACTCCGTTCAGGGGCCATTCCTGTTCACTGGAATCTACCAGACTACCCGCACCTTCCTTCCGGTAGACAGTAGTTCCACGGTGGGGTTCTGGCATACAGACACCCTCTGGGCCATGAAGATCCAAACAGACACCCTAAAGGTCCCAAACGCAATACATTCCTATAGATATCAGCAGGTTAACAAAAAATACGTGCAGATCATAGCCCCTAAATAAGGGGCTTTTTTCATCGTTTCCACCCGTATTTAACTAATACACATTCAAGAGCTTCCCAGTGATGATAAGGCAGCTTTCTCGGATTGGTCATTAAGGATTTTGCCAATGTTCCGTGAGGGATACCGGAAGCATCTTCAATCTTATTGATGCTTAGCTCTTTACGATCTTTTAGCCAGTTTCTCAGTTCTTCGGTTCTGTCGATGTTTTTTTTCATAAATTTATACATTTTAGTCCCCTCATCGGTATCGAGCCGATTGATTAGCGTACTACGCAAGGGAAAAGCTCATTAGTCATTGCAATCCAGTCTCACCAATTAAGGAGTGAGGGGAATAATT